CGGCGCGGGCGGCGGCGGAAGCGGCGTGGGCGGCGGCGCGGGCGGCGGCGGTGCCACTCGACCTCATCGCCTGTGCGGAATGGGCGGTCTCGGAGTCAACCACACTCCCAACCTGAGAAAGGAACGAACATCATGATACGCACGAATCTCTTTAACACACGCGGAGGCGCAGCCATGCGAGACCGCTGCGAAGCATGTCACGACGAGATCCCCGACGACAACGTGAGCGGGCTCTGCTCAGGATGTGAGGACCACTATGTCCCATTTGAAGAGCAAGAATAATCTGTTCGTGGGGCTGACCCTGCTGGGGGCGATCATGCTGCTCCTCATCCTCCTGGAAGGAGTGGCTCGATTCCTCTGGACGGTCGGGAGATAACGGTATGCCGAAACCGACCCCCATGATCGAATCCCGCACGGCCTTTGCCGTGCGGCTCTTCGATACCAGCGAGCCGCCACTTAGCGTGGCGGCCTGTGCGCGTCTGGCAGGCATTCGTCCACAAACATTGACCGTATCTCTGCGGCGTCGAGCACACTACGAGACACAACGATGCCCGACGTGTCGTCAACTCCCTCGGACGCCGACCGACACCCTCGCTCGGCGCAGGCTCGGTCTAGGGCCGCCTCGCAGGACGGGGTCAGGCGGAGCCGGGGCGCCCCCATAGGCGTCTCCGGCGTCGCGTGCGAGCTGCGACTACACCCCACACAAAAATGCTCCGTTAAGGCCCCTTCCGGGGTCACCACGGCCCGGACGACCACGAGCCCGTGACACCGGGGGCAGGGCGTGCCCGGAGTCAACAGGAGGGCCGGCGGGCGCACGGTCGGGGGCGGGACAGTGCGAGCGGCATAGGGACGGCGATGGACGGACGGTTCGGGTTGTGAGGACATCGGGTGGTCTCCAGAGTCGGGTAAAGGTTAAATGAGGTCCTGAGATACAAACATACCAAAGACCTCTGGGGATTGCATCCCCTTTTGACGAGTGCAGGTCATACAGGACGCACGTAGATTGTGCATCTCGTCTCCACCTCCTCGTATCGCGGCGACCAGGTGATCGACGTGCCACCCGTCCGTCAGGCGGGTGCCGCACCATTCACACAATCCTCCTGAACCTAAATACAGCGCGGCTCGTGTCCCCGATGACACAATCCTGTTCGAACGTTGAGTGCGTCTCCTCCGCGCATACGTAGCTTCAATCATTTCTTCACACGTCTTCATGCGAGTCTTCATAGCGGCTCCTTTCTGCAAAATTTTACATGCAAAACATGACAACCCCGGTGCGGGAGCGTGTTACCTCGAAATGTAACCCTAGGGTTACACTTAACGTATTGATTTATATAGGGGTGAATTGCTTGATCCCCCCGTTTCTCCGTTACCTCGGCTCCCTCCCTCCCCCTCCCCCCTACCCCGTTTCTCGTGTTCTGCTTTGGGATATAGAGGATTTTTTTTTTAGTACGAGCCCACTCTTTTCTGCGGGGTCGGGGTAACATTTTTTAACCTCGCGAAAACATAGAAGTTTTTAGGCTCAAAACGTTACCCCGTCATCCTCCGTCCGAGGTAACAAGGGGGTAACAGCTTTGTACCAGACCTTACGTGGGGTACCTTGCACCCGTTTCGTCCCTCGACGATACCCTAACTGGTGTAAAATTTTACCAAGTCGAAGCTGTTCGTACGGCTTGCAAAATTTTACATCCAAGTGCAACGCCCCTTTTAAGACATCATCCATCCGTAAAAAATCGCATGCGCCAGGCGCCTCGGCCTGCACGCCAGGCTCCGCCAGCCATTCGCGCACCGTTTCCAACCACGCGTCATGAATTTCAAACCGACTGTGCTCCGCCTTGGCGAGCGTCTCGGCATCCTGCCAGAGGACACCCGACTGTTCAAACAAGACGGTCGCCTCTGCCCAGAGTTGATCGCGATCGCGGGCAATCCCATCCCGATCCTGTCGCTCGCCAACGAGCAGGGGGGCGAAGCGTCGATTCCCGGTCTCGTCCGCAAGGAACTCTTCCTGGTTGGAGGTCCCCACGAGGACGAGGCGCCGGGGGAAGGTCCGGCTGAACTCCAAGTACTTCGGCACCCACTCCTCCCGCTGCCGGCTGATCCAGGCCTTGATGGACTCCAAGTCCCGGCTATTGAGCCCCCGAAGCTCCGCCATCTCCCCGATCAACTTCCCCCGCATGGCCCGGCTGAGGTCCTCGTCCCGGTCGAGCAGGGAGAGTTCCACATACTCGTCAGGATGCGGCACCATCGCCTTAATGGAGGAGGTCTTGCCGGTGCCCTGCGAGGAGATCAGGATGATCGCGATATCGGCCTGCACACCGGGGACCAGGACGCGCCCGGCGTGTGCCGTCCACCAGTAGCGACTGACCGCCTGCGCGTAGGCGGACGGGGTCACCCCCAGGTACGTCGAGCAGAACGTCGTCACCCGCTCGACGCCGTCCCACGCCGGGAGCCCCCGGAGCCATTGAATCGCCGAGTCAAACGCATGCTGCTCCGAGACGTAGTTGACCGCCTGCTTCATCATCTCGGAGGAGATGGGGCCAAACCCTTGCTTCCGATTGACCAGGTTCAGGGTCAGCTGGGTGTAGTCGGAGTCTTTGAAGGGTCGGTCGTCGAGGAGGAGGACATCCCGAAACTCGTCCCGGCTGATCCGGTGGCCACAGAACTCGGGGTCGCCAAGGGCCAGGACGACGTTTTGCAAGAGTGGCTTAATAGTGCCGGACCTAATATCACGGTTGAAGGCAGGCCCTGCGAGAGGAGAATCGACCCCGCTGGTTCGGGCCACAGAATGCGCGTCAGCTTCATAAAAGAGCGTCTCATAATCGTCCTCCAAGGGGGCAAAGCCGTCAAGAAAGAGGTGGTCCGCATACCCGATCGCGTCGAGGAAGTCGGCGTCCGTCCGCTGCGTACAATGGGCATGGAGGCAACGATAATGCCCTTTCGCAAATCCCCCAGTATCGGCCAGGAAGTAGGACGTGGCCGTCGGATCACCGTTATCGGACGTATGCGACTCACGCCACGGACATGTAATATGGAGCGCGAGATTCACCCGATCGTGCGCCACCACCCACTGATACTGCGTGAGCCACAGCGCCACCGGGTCGTTCGCCAGGCACTCCGCCGCGAACGCGTCGAGATCCGCTTGGGGAATCCCGAGGTCGGACGCCGCAGCTTTCCGCGTGGCGCGCGGGGTCGACCAGTCAGCGCCGGAAAGGGCATACGCGCGTTGGAGATGGGAGAGGAGGTCGGCCAGCGCCTCGGGGGTCACCACGGGGATTGCAGCGGGCAGTCCTCCATCCCAGGTATACGGCACGCCGGACGGATGCGTCCCCGCCACAAGACACTGTTGCCCGTCCCCGAGAAACTCAATCATTCCATGCGTGGTGGGAAGGGTCTGTTTCGGGTAGTCGCCCGCCACCTCGATGAGACCGAGAAACTTCGCAGAGTTCGCACGGCGTCGAAGCGGAATGTGCGGGACCGCACGTTGGAGGGAGCGGAGGATATGAGCGGCCAACCCGGCGTCCTCCACATCCACGTCGATCGCCCGCACGCGGCGTGTCTGGAGACAGATGCCGAGACGCGGGTTGGAGGACCAGGTCGCGATCTCCGCATCCGTCGTCCGGTGTTCGGTCCACTTTGGGAAGCCGACCACATGACCGTGTCGATCGAAGCGAGACGGCACCTTCCCGTAGGAGACGAGTTTGGAGGTGGGGGAAATCGTGAGCCCCGGCTCACACACGACCGGAAGCAGATCCTCAGAGAGCCCAAGGACCATGTCCCAGTGCGCCCACGCATCAGGGGTCGCACCGGCGCTCATCGAAAATGCACCATGACACAGAGAGTCAGAAGGAGAAAAAAGACAAACACGCCGGCGGCCCCATTCGATTGCCAGAGTCCGAACGCGCACGCCGTCACCGCAGCATACGGGAGATACACGAGATAATTCATACTCAGCATCCTCTCGCCAGGTTAAATCGGATTACGCACGACGACGCGTTCCAATACATTGAGCCGTCGTTCCAATCGATGGAGGGCACTCTCTAAGGCACTGATCTGGCGCCCCAAGGGTGTGAGGGCACGCGGGTCATTCTCTCGCAACGACAAGCCAACACGCCGAATAGGTGTGGGGTTCATCACAGACTCCTCTCGCCAGGTAAAAGTGAAACTTAGCGCGACCGTTGCAACCACGTCTTAAGAAACTGTTCCGCATGATACTGAAGACGGTCCTCCTCTGATAGCGCGCACTGTGGATCGAGTGGGACCGCACGTGACGGACGAGGACGCCACGCCGGACGCTGATAGGGTCGAGGAAGCAGACAGCGCACGTGAAACGCCCACAATTTACCAGCCAATCTTGCGACAGTCGGATCGGGGCTCAGCAGGGCAGTCGAATCCGTAGAAATTCGTGGGAACCAGGACGTCATACTCACCTCTCGCGAAGGATAAACAGTGACGCCCCCTTCGTGCAGCCCTCGCGATCAGATCCTCGGGGAGAGGAACATGCTCTCCGGGCGAGCAGAGAGGACCGGGAGGACTGCACGAAGGGGGCGTCGGTGGAAGCACTAGACGGCCGAAGTGTACACAATTCTCACGCGCGCGTCAAGAGAATTCTTCGAGTCGGAGCACCTGTTGGGTCTGAATGCCCTGCGTGCCGATGGTGTATCGTACCAGACGACGAGACGGAGATGGGAACAAGGAACCTGGACCCATAAAACACAGGTGATTATCCAACAATATCACCCCCTCGTGGTTCACAACGACCTGATCGGTGATGTCTCGCCACCTCTTCTCCGGCTCAGGCGCAGGACACGATTCGTATTCCGACACGGGATAGGCTGTTCGAATTGTATCGCGAGAGTAGTAATGCCGCTCAGGAACCCTCGGTACCTCAACCTCAAATTTCTTACTCTTCGCTTCCTTGTGCCAAATCCACATACTTACCTCCTCGGGTGACGTTTGAATGAGAGATCCGGTCGTAAGGTTTCCGCGCGCACGGCGCCACGCGTGTACCACTCAATCGGCAAACACCGCCCAGCCGGCACTTGACGCGACTCGCGTGCCCAGAGTGAGATCAAGGTCGCTGGGACGCGCAAGGCCTCGGCCAGCCGCGCGGCACGCCCGCGTTCGGCATGGAGATAGAGACGCAGGGTCATCGGGGGACGGATGTGTGTGCTCATAGGTACTCCTCTGGCGTAAGAGTCGACTCGATTATGTGAGTGGAGTGTTTGTCTATTCACGTGGACTCCTGCATTCTATGGTGCCCACACCAGCATTGCATCCCTTTTGGAAATGGCCGTGTAGGATTCTTGAGGTTCCTGTCCGCAAAGCACTGATTACGCGCCTCTAGAATCGGCATCATCTCACGCTGGAAGATGGCCTGCACCGTCTCCTGGCTCATGTGGGCTCCTGTGTGTTGAGGGCTTGCTCGTGAAACAGTTTCGCGCACGGATGGGTAGAGGGTTGATAATACTCTATCCCGTTATATCCACAGATATAACAAGGTGCCTTCTCAAAGGCTGTACGATTAAAGTGTCCTAGCGCCTTCCGCAACCGCACATTCTCAGCCTGGGCTGTGGCGAGTTGCTGTTTGAGGGGGGCGGTCACATCATCCAATGTCCTATTGGCAAGGTGACTGTAGGCCTCGTATTCGTCCCGCTCCTTCGTCATCGCCTGGAGTTGGGTTTTTAGTACCACCAACTCACTCACCGCAATCGTTGCCCCTTCGCGTTCGGCAATGGATCGGTAGTTCTCCAGCTCCTCCGTCATCTCCGCTAACTTCTCGGTCAGGTCGGCCAGTTGCTTATCAAACATTTTCTGATGTGCCAGACAAAGCTGTTCAATCGTATCGTTATGTTCCCCGCCACAGTATTGATCGTCTGGCGTCTCATTGATCCCCCACACACAGGCACATTCTTTCGTCATCGAAGCCAGCACCTTCCACCGCGCTTGCATCCGCTCCGCCTCCTCACAGCGCAGCCGTAGCGCGGCGTCGTGGGCCAGCAACATGTTAACGGTACTAGGTTGCAGCTCATACGGAAAGCCGGAAAGCTCTCTCCCTCCACTCACGCCAAACATTGTCTCCACCTGTTCTCTCGTTAGTTCCATCTCATTCCTCCGTTTGTGGGGCAGGGCCGGACTGGATACCGGCACCTCCTACGTATGAGCCGTGTACTGACTGACGCCTCAGTATATCGAGGAAGGGCTGGTAGTTCGTCGCGCTTCGCCACTCACCCTACTTGCGTCTCTTGCTACACGGTCGGGTTCATCCCCGCCGCCTGCCCCTGTCTCGTTAGTCGTTCGCCCAGGTTCTCATGATCCACATCGCTTTCCGCTCGCAGTAGTCAATCTCAGCCTGTGTCCATCGCTTTGTGGGTCGGTACCGAAACGCAGGCAACCTAAACCGATACCAGCCCTTGTTGCGCGTCATGGTCGCTTCTCCTTGTGGTACTGCACCCGCTTATGTAACTGCTTGAGGGCCTTCCCCTTGCGCCTCAACGCGGCATGACAATTCGACAATTCACGCTGCAACTTCACCAACTCGACTTGGAATATCATGCTCATGACTCGCCGCTCTTGCGGTAAATCTATATCCCTAATCGTATGCAACTTCATCTGTAAGGCGATTATCTCTCGCCACGGCCAGAGCGCGTGCCACCAGCACGTCGGCCAAGTTCGGTGATACCATCTGAAGATCACGCGCCCTCCTTGGTGGGTGGCCGGACTTCGAGGACCTGCCGTTGCTCCACTACCTCGTCTGTGAGCCAATCTTTGATCGTGTACACCGTCCCCTTCTTCTGCCTCACAATACCCATAATCTCTTGCCCCGATTCGTGCTTGTACAGCACCCAATCTCCAACCTTTGGCTGCCCCACTTCTTCCTCACGGTAAATTCAAGGGCATACTTCTCAATGACCACGCCAATGTCGTTGGTCACGTCGAACTTCTCACCTGTAATTTCCACAAGACCACTCGGCCACACCTTGTACCGTTGGCTCGCGTAGAAACGGCCTGAGAGTTCGCTATAGAACACCTTGATAGGCTTCTTCACTTTCCCTCCTTGGTGGCCACTTCGCTGATGTACCAGATGCGAAAATTGTCAGCCACTCGTACCACATTGCCGTTATGCACAGACTCACCATCAGGATGATTGCATCCTGATTTATCCTGCTTGTACGCTTTGCATTCCTCATTGCAGAGAGATTGCACCGTGCGCATATCCACGTCCATCTGATCCCGCCTCCCTCGTTCGTAAGCCTCGGTGAGGGCAGCCAGGATCGCGGCCTTAGATTCCGCATCTGTGAGGATCGGATGCTCTGGCGTATACGTAATGAGATGCTCCCATAGTTTCGCCGTCTGTAGTTTCATCTCCTGTGCCTCAGTGGGGGTCATGGGTTCACCTGCTCGTAAGTCACCGTGAAAATGTCAGGCTTACAAGGATAAAGCTCTCCCTTTACGCCTCGGATGATCCAATCACCAGGAGTCGCCCGCATCGTTCCTTCAAGCGTGTAGATATGTACTTCGCTATTCCCCCAATTGATCGAGAACTGTTCAGAAGGAAGATACGATTCAGGCATCACCCTGCCGAATAAAAAGGTCTCAACATCTTTTAGGTTGCCACGCTGCAACTGTATAGCCTCAATCACTACTGGCTTCTTGCGATAGTTCATTACTTCCCCTCCTGTTCCTTCGCCTCACACCACGCCTCAGTAATGGCGCGGGGAAGGTCAGTGTATGAGACAACTTGGCCTACCTCATCTGAGCCCCATACGGCCCATTTGCCACTACTGCCAAGTTGCATTTCAAATGGTTTATTGGCTGGACGATGCTCCGCCCACAACTCCATCGCCTGGGCGAGGTTGGTGGAGGGGGACCACTGACGACCATCTGGCATCCATAACATCGTAACTTCCTTATAGCCAACTGCCGATGGGTATTCCACCTTCCACCCCAGCAACACTGCCACGCGCTGATTCAGTTGCGTGTTGGTCATCGTGTCACCTGTACCAGCCATTCAAGGACCACACCGAATCCCCAAACGATATATCCCAAAACCAGCATAGCGAGCACACCGTAAAACCAATCTTGTCCTACTCGACGACAGCCGTTTGCCCGTACATCCCGCATCACGGCGTCATACAGCAACCAACTGAGCCCCCACACCAGCGTACCCAATACTACCACCACCGGAATCCACGCGAGTATCAGTGTCACGACTTGTCCTTTCGACGATACGCCCGTTTCGGTACTACCACCGGCGCCGGCACGCCAGGGAACAAGTGCGCACTGTGTGTCACCAATCGTGCGACTTTCATCGCGACGCCCGCCTTGGTGCGACGGGGCGTGGTACGAGGAAACAGGACAAAAGATTTCTTAGGAGACATGGGGTGGCTCCAGTTCCTCTGCAAGCGCGGCCAGCAGTTCGATGATGCTCGCCAAATGGCGACGCGCCTGACCGAACTCAAAATTGCCAAGACATTCCACGGCCCGATCCGCAGCCCGTCGCGCGAATCGAAGCAAGCCCGCAGGCGAACTGTCGTGGATGCAGTAGCGATGTCGCACCGTCATACTCATCGGGCGCCCCCTCTCTGAAGCGACCATCCACATTGCGCGCGCTCGGTCAGACTATACACGACCGGAAGGAGGATCGGCCAGAGGAATCCCCCGGCGACCCCTATGAGAATCGCGTGGGCCATATCTGAGGTATACGCCTTCTGTGCGAGGGATGGAAACACACCTTGCGTATAGGCGACCAGCCATCCCGCTACCAGCACACCGGACGGGACGACCCCGAGTAGATAGATCCACAATAAGTACGTCATGATCTCGCCCTCCATATTGTAAGGCGCATAGCATAACAAGACGATCACATCCGTGTCAAGGAGAAAATAACGCTTGACAACCGATATTCACATCCTGTAAACTTCGCCCCGTTGACGTGGCGAGCGATCTCTTAATTACATCACCCGAGGAGGATTCCATGATTGAAGTCTCATTTAGTGCGGCAACGGTGAGTGATATTCACGCGACCATGCGTGAGTTTCTTGGTGGGAAGACGAGCCCGAGTGAAGCGGCCGTCGAACCGAAGGCGTCGAAGAAGACGGCACCCACCGAACCGACAACAGTCACCACCCCTGCGGCATCGGCAGCCGCCGAGAAGCCCGTCGAGGGTGTGATCCCCTACGCCACGATCGCCGATCTCATTCCGAAATTAGTGAGCAAGCACGGCAAGCCGAAAGTCGTGGCGCTGCTCGGGACGTTCGGCGTCAAGAACGGCAAAGAACTGCAGGCGGCACAGTATGGTGAGTTCGTGACCAAAGCCAACGCGGAATTGCCGCTCGTATAAGGAGGCGTGATGCTCGACGTACCAGAAAAAAGCAAGCACGCAGTACTCGGCCCCTCCAAGGCCGATACCTGGATGACCTGTCTCGGATCGACCGAGGCCCAAGCCGGCCTCCCGAACGTCACGTCGGCGTATGCGGAGGAGGGCACGGACCATCACGAAGTCGCGGCGGTATGCCTGGAGGAAAACCTCCACGCCGAGGACCTCGTGGGGCGCCCCATGTTGAGCGGGGCGATTCTGACGGAGGAGAACGCCGCCTTCGTCCAGAATTATGTGGACTTTGTCCGGTCCCATCGGGACGAAGATGGGATTCTACTCGCAGAAGAAGAGGTGCCGCTCACCCATCTCACCGGCGAACCGGATGCGATCGGGACCAGCGACGCGGTGGTGCTGCGCACCGATCGGGAACTGTTTGTGGGGGATCTGAAGTTCGGGCGCGGGGTCGTCGTCTCGCCGGAGCAGAACCGGCAGGCCATGATGTACGCCTTGGGTGTCATCGAGAAGCATCAAGTGCAGGACGACTACGACACGGTGCGCATTGCGATCTCGCAACCGCGCAACGGCGGTAACTCCGACTGGGTGGTGCCGATGGTGGAGCTGCTCGCGTTTGGGGAGGTCGTCAAGACCACGGCGAAACGGGTGTCCTATATTGATCCCACCACCGGGGTCTGGACGCTCACGAAAGGGCTTCCACGTACGCCCAGTGAGAAGGCCTGTCGGTTCTGTAAAGCCAAGTCGACGTGTCCGGCCTTGACGGATCTGGTGGTGAACTATATGACGTCAGGGTTCGGCATGCTCGATCCGGCGCCGTTCACCGCGACCGGATTTATCACCAAGGTTGATGGGGTATCGGAACTCCCCACGCCCGATCGTTTGGGGCGGTTCATGGAGATCGCAGATCTCGCCGAACTGTGGATCAAAGGGGTCCGCGGTGCCACCGAAGTGGAACTCCTCGCCGGTCGCCCCGTCACCGGGTTCAAGTTGGTGCAGGGCAAGAAGGGCAACCGGCAGTGGACGGACAAGACGGCGGTGGAAGCGCAGATGAAAGTCTTTCGTCTTAAGAAAGACGAGATGTACAACTATGCGATCATCAGCCCGACGGATGCCGAGAAACTCCTAGCGAAGAAGAGCCCCGGTCGGTGGGAGACGTTGAAGGCACTCTACGCACAGGCGGAGGGATCGATTCACGTCGCACCGGTTAGCGACAAGCGCGCGGAATACATGCTAGAGAAGGCGGAAGAGGGATTTGAGGCCGTGATTGATGCGCATGACACGGCCTTCGCAGAGGCCGTGGCAGATCTCGCAGCGATTGGGACTGTCGCCAACGTGTCGAGTGTCACACGCGAGGTCGTCGACACGGGGGAGGATCTCATATGACACCGCAAGCATTCAAGTATCTGCAAGAGCGAATACGTGCCGTGCGATTCCGGGAAATCCCAACTCCGAAAGATCCACAAGCAATTCGGGCGTTGCGGAAGAAGCTGAAGGCGTATGACCTCCGCGCGTATCGCCTGCAGTGTGCCCGAGAGGATCGGCGAAAGCGCGTGTCTGTCGACGTCACGGACGTGCTGTTTCAAGGCGATTACGACGTCGCGCTCGCGGCCATCAAGAAGTTCGAGTCCAAGACGTTTTAATTCATTCATCACCAAGGAGGATTGTATTATGTCAGAGGCTGTCAAAGGTTCCGATACCACGATCATTATCAAAAACGTCCGGTTGGCGTTCCCCGATCTGCGCGAAGCGGTGCAGTTCGACGGGAAGGGACCGTTCAACTACAAGGCGGTGTTCTTGGTCACGCCAGGGAGTGAGGCCGACAAGGCCATTCTGACGGCCATCGAGAAGGCCGGCAAGAACAAGTGGGGCGAGAAGGCCGCCCCGATCGTGGCGCAGGCCAAGGCCTCGGGCAGCGGGAAGTTCTGCTACGTCGACGGCAACACGAAGGCCTATGACGGCTTCGCCGGCAACATGGCGCTGTCCGCCGGTCGTGGTAAAGATGACGGGGCGCCGAAACTTCTCGACCGCGATCTCAGCGAACTGGCCTCCGATTCCGGGAAGCCGTACGGAGGTTGCTTCGTGAACGCGAAGGTGCAACTGTGGGCGCAGGACAACCAGTTTGGCAAGGCCATTCGCGCTACCTTGGTCACCGTGCAGTTCGTGAAGGACGGGGACAGCTTCAGCGGAAGCGGACCGGCCAACGCAGAGGGGATGGAAGCGCTCGAATCAGAAGCCGACGATTTGGTGTAAAGAAACCGGGATGCGTGGAGTGGTGGCGGCGACTCCGCCGTGATCCTCGGCATACACCGAGGTGGTCACGTCATCAAGGGGCTCGCGCATCCCACTATTCAAGGAGGACGTTGTGGACAACCAGCATCGGAAGATCAAGGGTTATCGCGAACTCACCGAGCATGAAATCGCGATCATGAACACGATCAAGATGCTCGGCGCTGAAGTGGGAAGCTTGGTGGGGAGTTGAAGCTGTTACCAGACACCGACAAGCGTTGGGTCTCACTCGGCGCGACGAATTTGCAGACGGGATTCATGGGGTTGACGCGCAGCATCGCGAAGCCCGAGTCCTTTTAATTCACGGGGCCATTCGTGTAACGCGAGCACGCTCCGTCAACTGGATCATGGGCGATCCCCGTGACAGGACGGAGAAGAGCGGTTGGACTCCGCCGGCTCCACCAACCAACAAGGAGATGCACACATGATTAAGGTACGACATATGGCACAGGTCTGCAGAGAAGCAATGGCCGCACACGCGGAACAAATCGGCAATCCGGGTGTGCACTGGGACGACCTGACAGATCGGCAACGAAAGTTGTCGGTGTTTCTGGTCAACGTCCTGCTCGCCGAACCGGCGTCGACGCCCAAGTCGCTCCACAACGCCTGGATGAGCGAGATGATCCACCTGGAAGGGTGGCAGTACGGAGAGTTGGATGTCGTCGGGAAACGCCATCCCAATCTCGCGCCCTTTGAAGATCTGACCGCGTCACAGCAAGACGCCTACGCGATCTCGATCGGGATCGTGCGCGGATTGGTGGCGATTCAAGACCGCTACGACCTGTGTGCTGGTCCCTGTGCGCTGGGCCTCCCCTCGGTCGTTGAGACCGCACCGGAGATTTCGGCGACGCCGATCGAGGCCCCAATCGACGGCATCCTACTCGACGCCGGTGTGCCGGCACAGGAGGTTGAGCCCCCGGCCGTCGAGTAGGATGCCGTCGAAGCGCCCGTCGTCGAAGCGCCCGTCGTCGAAGCGCCCGTCGTCGAAGCGCCGACCACGGATCTGGCAACCGCAGAGTAAGACCATGCAGATCAAACTCATAGCCGTCGATCCGGCACTGCGAGAGACACACCGATGGCCGATCGCGATTGAGGAATTGGAGGAACATTTTCTCTGTATTCTTCGGTACGCAGACGGCACCATGGGATCGGCGGTCTATGTGGCACCTAAATCTCACTACACGAAAGAAGGAGACGACTTAATATGATCCTCACCTACGGACAAATTCATTGCGGCTATCGTGGCGCCAACATGCTGATGGGTGGCAAGCGAGAGATCCCGATGACGGCGAAGTTCAAGATTGCACGTCTCCACGACGCCTTGGAAAAGGCGTTTACGCCGATCGAAGAACATCGAATTGAATTGGTGCAAAAGTATGGCAGCGAGCAGTTCACCGACGAAGCAAATACGATTTCGGTAGGATGGCAACTCGGGGAGAACACGCCGGCCTACAAGGAGTTTGCGAAGGAATGGGAAGCCTACTGTGAACAGACCCAGGAGGTCAACGTGGCACCGATCACGTTGACCTCGTTTGGGGATGGTGAAAAGGGACTCGAAGCATTGGAGTTCAAACTCCTCGGACCGCTGGTCGTCGAATAGGCGACCTCGGAGGACGCATCCCCCGGAGGTAAGGTTAAGAGCCCCACACCTGCAGATGCGTCCTCCGTAACCCTCTAGAGGCTCGGGTCAAACCCAGCGCGGTAACTTTCGGTGGCGGTTCAAACCCGTCAGCAATTGGGGGACTATGCCGAGAGCACGGGGCGGTCGGGAAAAAGCGCAACAAGGTCGGACGCATGAAGTGACCCCTACAAGCCGGGGGTTTCGCGAACCGTACGAGCTAACTACAGCGTGAGCAAGACCGCACCCGAGCCAATAAGGAGAGGTGTTGTATGGGTGAGATGGCTGACGCGTTATTTCATGATGATGCGGAATGGGAATGTCCCACCGCGAAACTGATCACCTGCAATCGGTGCGGAGAAGACGATCTGCATTGGGAGGCGTTCAACGATGGGACCAGTTGTCTCTACACTGAAGAACGTGCGCGTCATGTTTGTAAACCTGACACAGAAGGATTTGAGGCGCTATGAATTTACGTACCTACATCCGAGAGCACATTCGATGGAGCCAAAAGACGTTCGGTGAGGGAGCCTTCTCCACGCGGCCGGTCAATCACATTCGGAAAGAACTGGACGAACTCTTCGCCAAGCCGACCGATCTCGAAGAATGGATCGACGTCATCATTTTAGCACTTGACGGCGCGTGGCGAGCCGGCTATAATGCCGCCGACATCGTGAAGATGCTCATGGCGAAACTCAAGAAGAACCAGTCGCGCACATTTATCATTCCGAAGAATCCGGACCAACCGGCCGAACACGACCGGAGTCAGGAGGAAGGACATCCCATGAAGAAGCACGCGGTCACGATCGCGGATTCGGAACGAGAGATTTACGATCTCCGTGAGGGACTCAGCAATCAGACCGCGGCGATGATCTCGCTCACCAGCGAGAATCGCCATCTGGCGAAGACCCTCCAGGAGAAACGTCTCGAAGTACAAATGCTGGAGCAGGCACTGTTCCAGCAGCAACAGTACAATGCGCAGGCACATGAGACGATCTCGGTGCTCGTGCGGAAAATGCCGTACGCGCCGCAGCCGGCGTGGCCGAAGGTTGAACTCGTGTCGGAGGATGTCGAGATCAGTAAGAACGGGCAGGAGCACTGAGGTGGATCCGTTCAAACATCTCCGAGGCACCGGCCGCACGACACGCATGGTACAGGAAGCCTTGCGTGTCGTCACGAAGGAACACGCCACGGTAGTGATCTGGTGCGACACACGACGTAACGTTGATCAGATTGTCCGAACAATTTTCACCTCAGTCGTTGAGGGAATGAAACTGCGTGTGCGCACAGTTTCATGGGGTCAACAGGTCTATGTTGGCAAAGAAGAGAACGGTTCGATTCTCGTGTATGCCGCATCCGTCGCAACCGAACGAGGGAATCTGCACCATGACCCGGGTGTACGAGGAGCTAGTAAGGATACGGTGTATCTCGCAGATCATCACCTGACCGAACGTATGTCGCCATGGTTACTCAGCCAATGGGCGCGATTCCGATGACTCGACCGGTCCTCGTCTTTGACAGTGAAGTCTTCTGGAATTGGACCCTGTTTTATTTCCGGAATGTTGAGACGCGCGAAGAATTCAAGTTCGAACATCCGATGGATCTACCGGCGCTTCGGAAGGTCATCCGAGAACATCGGTTGATCACGTTTAACGGCCAGGGGTATGACATCCCTATCCTGATGCTCGCATTGAAGGGCGCCACGGCGGAGGAGATCAAGAAGGCCAGCAACCGGATCATTGTGCATCATCTGAAACCGTGGCACTTCGAGAAAGAATTCAACGTGAAGTTGAACCCGACGGGGCTCGATCACGTCGACCTGATGGACGTGGCGCCGATGGCGGGCAGTCTGAAACTCTATGGCGGCAGGATGCACTCGCGGTTCATTCAGGAATTGCCCATTCAGCACGACACCCACGTCACGCCGGAGCAGATCGCGATTCTTACGGAGTATTGTTCGAACGACTTAGAGACGACGACCGATCTCTATCGCTCGTTGAAGGTACAACTCGAATTGCGTGAACAGATGTCGGCGACCTACGGCATCGATCTCCGGAGCAAGTCCGATGCCCAGGTGGCCGAGGCTGTGATTCGCAGCGAGTGTGAAAAGATTGTGGGCGAACGGGTGTTCAAACCTGGTGATCTTGCGGGTAATAAATACCAGTATACGATCCCAGACTGGATGACGTTTCGCCGATTCGATGTCCTCGATGCGGTTCGGCAGTCCGAGTTCGTCGTGAACGACAAAGGATCAGTCCTTATGCCGAAAGCGCTCGCGAATAAAACACTCACGACAGGGACCGCCACGTTCAAAATGGGCATTGGGGGATTGCATTCGACAGAAGAATGCCAGGTGGTCGAGGCGACCGACGACTATGTGTTGATGGATTTCGACGTGACGTCGTACTATCCAATGATTATTCTCAACCAAGAATTGCGCCCTCCTCACATTGGTCCATCATTTTTGCAGGTATACCGGGATTTATTCAACCAGCGAGTCAAGGCAAAACGACGGGCAAGTGAACTCAAAAAAGAGATTGCAAATATCAAAAAAGAAATATATAATTTGGAAAATGAGAAAACACAATCGCACCTATCACCCGCGTAGACAACTCGTTGACGGCTATCGATGCCGCGCCCATCCGATCTATTCGGTGTGGGCGTCTATGATGGCTCGGTGCTACAACCCACTCACGCCTGTCTATAAAAATTATGGAGGACGAGGAATCAAAGTGGATCCGGTATGGCATCACTTCCGGCATTTTGCCAAAGATATGGGCATTCGACCTGGGTCTGACTGGACCATTGAACGAAAAAACAATAACGCCGGATACTGCAAATCCAATTGTGTGTGGGCGACAAGAAGCGACCAGTGCGTAAACCGCAGATTGTTAAAGACCAACACGTCTGGAAATGTAGGGGTAGTGAAAATCGCCACTGCGCAATGGGAGGCTCGTTTCTGTTATCTCGGCATTCGGTACCGTCTTGGCCGTTATCTGACGAAAGATGAAGCGATCACTGCTCGCACTCAATTTGCCACGCTATTCGCCCACAATCGGAAGCATGCCGTTTCATTATTGGTACCCAAAGACCAAGTGGTCTGGAACAACGCGAAGACAAAACAACGCGGGGTGTGCCCGCATGCTGATGGGCGCGGTTATATCGTTCGTTGCACAATTAGAGGAATACGACATTATGTCGGTTATTTCAAAACCATAGAGGAGGGAGTCCATGCCCGATCTCGATTCATTAAAGCGCACACTCGCTAAATTGGAGTCCGAACTGATAAGGGTCAGTGTGGTTAACGAGGGTTGTAAGATCCAGATTAACGGTTCCTTTCGGTAAACTCGGGTCGCGGTTCTCGGTCCTCTACGCGCCGGGGTTGATGGTGCAAGTCACCCTCACGGGACAACTCGCACTCCTCATGCTGATCGAGTCGCTCTCGGAGGTGCTTGACTGCACCGTCGTCTCGGCCAATACCGATGGGGTGACCGTCCGCTGCCACCAGAGTTCCGTTGACGACGCGCTCGCCGTGGTGAAGGAATGGGAGACCACCACCGGGTTCGAGACCGAACGCACGGACTACCAGGGACTCTACTCGCGTGATGTCAATAATTATGTGGCAATCTTGACGAACGGGGATGTGAAAACGAAGGGTGTCTATGGGAAGGGGTTACCCTTGCAGAAGAATCCGGTGGCGACGATCTGTTCGCGGGCGGTCATCGATTATCTGACACTCGGGGCCTCGATCCGCGGCACGATTGCGTGTTGCGAGGACATACGGGAGTTCGTCTGTATTCGCAGCATCACGGGCGGGGCACTCTATCGAGACGAACCGATCGGCAAAGTGATTCGATGGTACTACACCGATTCGACCGAGATCTTCACCGTGAAGAACAATGGGTATACGGTACCCAAAAGTGAGGGAGCCAAACCACTGATGACGCTTCCGTTGTTGATTCCAGACGATCTGAATCGTGAATGGTACATCAAGGAGGCCGAATCAATGTTACACGATTTGGGGGTGACACTATGAGTTGGCCGAATAGTGAGGGTGAACTGAAACGCATTTTAGAGCGAAGTCCCGCGCCGTTCAACAACATGTTCGACCTGGGCGAAGATGCCAAAGGGAGATTGCATGCCGCACGACTACACAGCCCGATCGTGAGTGCGGTGTGGACGTCGGTGCGGTACGCCGAACGCTACGAGAAAGTTCCCATAGGGGATGGCAATTTGTACGCCATCATGGCGCTTGAATTGCTTCGTGCGCACGAGGCGCAGACGAAACATTTACTTGCGTTGCATTCGTCTCAGATATCTCCACGCATTATGATGGTGAGCGAGTGTACGCTTCGACATCTCGTACCGAAGAACTGGTGGCAACGATTCTGTTTGAAAGCCGCCGGGCTATGAGATATCGTTGATTCGATCCAGTTGACCATCGATCGGAACTCGCGGCATTCGGCGTCGTGGTGCAATATGCGTTTATCGAACAACCAAGGAGTGTACGTATGATCACGAGGGAACTGTTCGTCGGGCACTTCACCGGGTCACTCAGCACGTTGACCACGAAGGGGGGATTCAAACTTACTTTCAAAACACCGCATCCTCGCATTGAGAAGGGGCGGGCCTATACCCTGCAGTTTGATCAAGAGACGGGCGCCACACGGTTGATTCCTGTTGTGGCGCCGATGGTGGGATTACCATGAGAGAGTCCGCGATCGAACGCTACCTCGTGCAACGCGTGCGTACGCTCGGGGGTTTGTGCATCAAGATCACCTCGCCAGGTCTGATTGGGATGCCCGATCGTCTCGTGCTCCTCCCTAGGGGATGGGTGATTTGGGTCGAACTGAAAGCCCGGTACGGGAAAGTCTCGCCGGCGCAGCGCAGACGACACCAGGAGTTGCAGGAGATGCAACAAACCGTGTTGGTACTGAATTCGATCGAATTGATCGATGAACACTTTACGGTTGTCTAGGAGGGCGAGATGCTACTTGTAAACCCATACGCAAAGATGCTCGACGTCAACTCGGTGTTCGCTGGCATTGCCTTGTTGCAGAAGATTGAATGGGCGGGGCGCATCTCTCATCGATCGGAAGACGCCCAGACGGGGGACAGTTGGGAGAAGTTTCTCCGGGCCGTCGTCCTCGGGCACGGTGACTGGTCGATCACCGAACACGCGAGCGTGACGGTCGATGCCGTCGTGGATCGGGGTATCACCCATGAATGGGTGCGCCACCGAATCGGGGCGTATACCCAAGAATCGACGCGGTTCGTGAACTATGAGAAAAAGATGCCGCCCTCGTTCATTCTTCCCGCGGGATTGACGAGTGATCAAATCCAGCCATGGCGAATCGGGATTGAAGAAGCCGAGATCGGATACCGAGGCATGATCGCGCGAGGATGCACCCCGCAGATTGCGCGTTCGGTGTTTCCGAATGCGCTCGCGTCACGCTTGGTGACCACCTACAATTTGCGGAACTGGCGGCATTTCTTTCTCATGCGGACGACGCGGGAAGCCCATCCTCAGATGCGTGAGGTGACGATCCCCTTGTTGAAGGAATTTCAGGAGAAGATCCCGGTGCTCTACGAGGATATCGAACCGGAGGCGAAACAGTCTGACAACATGAAGAAGATGCGGTAGCGCATGCTGCACGAATCAAACTTGCGACCGTACCAACATCTCATGATCGATCATATTATCGCACATCCGAAGTGCGCCCTGTGGGCCGGGATGGGATTAGGGAAGACGGTTGCCACCCTCACCGCGATCGATCGCATGAAGCTCGCCGGACTCATCGACAAACCGGTGCTCGTGGTGGCGCCGTTGCGAGTCGCGAGAGATGTCTGGCCGACGGAAGTGAAGGAGTGGTCGCATCTATCGGATCTGACGGTCGTCCCGATCGTCGGGACGGAGACACAACGCCGTGAGGCCTTGCGTCTGCCGGCCGATATCTACTCCATCAATTTCGAAAACCTGATTTGGTTGATCAACACCTGGGGTGAGTATTGGCCCTACAGGATGGTCGTGATTGACGAGTCCACGAAACTCAAAAGCCTGCGTGCAAGCATTCGCACGAACAACACCGGCACGAGTTGGGTGCAGGGCCAAGGAGGCGTCCGTCCCAAAGCCCTCTTGAAAGCGATGTTCGAACACAAGATCGAGCGCTTCGTGGAACTCACCGGCACCCCGGCGCCGAACGGATTGATCGATTTGTGGGGTCAGATTTTTTACCTTGATTTCGGCACACGACTGGGCCGCGTCTTTGAGGCGTTCAAGAACCGGTGGTTCCGTCCGTCGCTCGACGGGTACGGGTGCGAACCGCTCGACACCGCACAGAAGGACATTGAGAATCAGGTGAAGGATCTCTGCTTGGCGTTGAAGTCGGAAGATTGGTTTGATCTGAAGAAGCCCATTACACGAACGATCTACGTAGATCTTCCACCTGACGCACGACGTCAATACCGAGAATTAGAGAAGAATTTATATACGGAGATCCAGGCGTCGCCGATTGAAGTGTTTAGCGCTGGGGCAAAAACTCAAAAATTATTACAGATGGCGTCAGGGGCGGCGTATCTCGGTAGACCTGACGATCCTGGTATTCGGAAATGGGCAGACGTGCATGTGGAAAAACTTGATGCGCTACAGGAAATTCAAGAAGAGTCAAGTGGTGCACCTCTGTTGGTCGGCTATACGTTCAAATCTGATCTCGCGCGAATTCTAAAACGATTCCCCAAGGCGGTCCATTTTAGCCAGGAACGTGGCATTCTTGAACGATGGAACGTTGGAAAAATACCCATGCTTGTGGCCCATCCTGCGAGTGTCGGTCACGGGTTATCGCTTCAGCATGGCGGGAACATTCTGGTTCGATTTTCAAGCGACTGGAACGGCGAACAGTTTGATCAAATGCTCGAAAGAATCGGTTCTGTTCGCCAAGCCCAGTCCGGTTATAATCGAAACGTCTTTGAATATCGAATCGTGGCTAGAGGGACGATTGACGAAGACGTCTACGAGAGTCACGAAAGCAAACGTTCCGTTCAGGATTGTCTGATGGACGGATTACGAAGACGCTTGACATCTTCATAGCGGTTTGTTATCATACATCCCTCACGATGGAGGGCGAGACATGACGCACGCACTCATCGCATTTCTGGCAGGCATCGCACTCGGCGTGCTCCTCTGCGGCACCGGCCATATCAACTAAGGAGGGCGAGATCATGCAACGTGACAATTGGGGTTTGTTAATCGGATGGTTCATCGGACTGGCGCTCGGACTCCTGCCGTGCGGGACAGGGCATGCGGAGCCACGGCCGGCTGACCCGATGGTGGCATCACGACAGCCGGCGCCGATCTATGTGCATCCGGCGCCATCCACCTATGCGCCCGCGACGGTGATCACCCCCGGAGCGATGCCGACGTTCGTGTATCCGGGGGTGAATCCATGAGTGAGCAGGTCATCTTAACCGTTGCAACGTTGGTGTTCGTGGGCTACGCCATCCGGATGATTGTGCGATGAGCGAAACCCCACTGCCGGATCGCCGCGAGAGTGTCACGCACCGCGTCAAGATTGGGGCCTGTAAGATCTATCTGACAGTCGGCTTCTACGATGCCGAGAAGACGCGCGTGGGGGAAATCTTCATCGCGTTGGCGAAGACCGGGGCCGAACGACGCTGGATGATGGACGAGATCGCCCGTCTTGCGTCGAAGTTGTTACAAGGCGGGGCGCCACTGGAGGAGATCGGGGAGATGTGGCTCGGGACCAAGGCCGAACTCGGCGGACCGGTGCAGGGGGATGATCGAATTAAGAACTGCAGTAGTTTGCTCGACTATGTGGCGCGTCATCTGCTCGTCAACTATTGCGGGCGAGAAGAACTTGCGCATGTAAAGAAGGCGGCCGTATGAGCGACCTCTATCACACCGGCACCGGGCAACAGATTTACGTGCATGAGCGCGGCCAATGTACCGCCGGACCATGCCCGATCCACAATCCGTCCGACCATACGATGCGAGAGTTCCCGACCCATTGGCGAACCGACCGTCGCATCATGGAGCGGATCTGTCCGCACGGAATAGGGCATCCTGACCCGGACGATCGGACGACGGATCGCACGCATGGGTGCGATGGATGCTGTGCTGGCGGGCAAGAATACTGCATGCACGCCCCTTACTACAACGAGGAGAAAGCTATGGATGCAAAGACCGAAGAAGAAATGACGCGCTCAAGCGACGGTTCGGGATCACGCTCGCCGAATACCGAGTTATTCTCCACTCGCAGAGTGGGCGATGTGCTATTTGCAAAAAACTTCCCGGCCGAGTTGCGCTCCATGTTGACCACTCCCACTGCGTCGGCACTGTTCGAGGCCTCCTCTGTTTTAGATGTAATTTCGGACTCACCTGGTTCTCCGAATCGTCCTGCACCTTGCGCGCTGCCTCAGACTACTTGCGTCGATCCGAACACCGGAGCGCAAAAGAGACAAAAGCCCTTGAGGTACGATCTCATCCCGGTCGAAGCGATGGCGGAAGTCGCGCTCCTCTATGGCCTCGGCGCGCGACTGTACGCTGAAAGGAATTGGGAAAAAGGATATAAGTGGTCGCTCAGTTATGCCGCCCTTCGACGTCATGCTGAATTGTTTTGGACCGGTGAAAATTGGGACGCTGACGGAGGGCATCATCTCGCAGCCGTAGTGTTTCACGCGTTGGCGATGATGCAGTTTGACTTGGCAAATAGACATAATGACGATCGGCCGATTTATCGCAAGCCAGACATGGCACCGGTCGCCGACACCGAGGTAGGGTTCACTCGCCGCGTACGTACGATGCTCGCGCGTGCCACCTCGAATCGTCTCGCACGAAAGAAGGCCCGCTGATGGCGGCCAAACCGACGGCACCGGCCTTATTGCAAGAAGCCGTGAATCTCCAGGCCTCAATTGGATCCGTCACCGGGGCCGCCTTGTCCGCGAACGTCCCACGCAATACGATGGACGCCCGCATTCGCGAAGCGAAACGTCAAGGGTACACGCCTGGGAAGGGGATCGAGGATGTGCATAATCCCGATCTGTTACGCCGGCAGATTACGCGGCTTGAGGGAGACCTCAAATCGGCGATGAAACGAGTCGACGCGCACGACGACAGTCTGCATGTGATCAAGAATTTAATTCACGACTGTGACAAACCGGTGATACCCCCTACATGGTTGTCGAAACGGACCAAAGGTTCAACGACTGGTGTGCCGTGCCTATTCGTGAGCGATGTCCATTACGACGAGATCGTCAAAGCTAATCAGATCAACGGCGTGAACGCGTACAATCGCAAAATCGCCAACACTCGGTTACAGACGCTCTTCGCAAAGACCGTTGAACTATTGATTCATCACATGGCCCACCCGAAGTATGAGTATTTTGTACTCGATTTCGGAGGAGATAACTTTTCAGGACTGATCCATGAAGAACTGCGCCGGACCAACGAATGCCCAATCTCGCAGTCCATTCTCGCCTTGATGGATCAATTGGTCGCCGGCATTGATTTGCTGCTTCAACATTTTCCTCGTATCAACGTGAACTGCGTGGTAGGGAATCATGGCCGTTGGGACAAAAAACCTGTGGCGAAAGACCGGGTGTATGAAAATTTCGAATGGATTTTGTACCAATTCCTTGCGAAGTATTATGCAGGCAACCGCGACGTGCACTTCAACATCGCGGACGGCGCGGATCTGCTCTATAAAGTGTATGACACCATCACCTGTTTGACACACGGGGACCAGGCCAAAGGCGGTAGCGGAATCGCCGGCGCGTTGTCTCCGCTGATGATCATGGACCATCGCAAACGAAAACGAGCCATGGCGATCGACCAGCCATTCACCTTTCTCAAAATGGGTCATTGGCACCAGTTGTGGATGGCGAAGGGTATTATCGTGAACGGGTGTTTCCCATCGGGGACACCAGTGACGATGGAGGACGGTACGACAAAACCCATCGAGACTGTTGAGATTCACGATCGCGTCGTGAGTCGGCAAGGACGTGTGCGCCAGGTGACTGACGTCATGACACGGGATGGAGCGGATCAACTCGTGGTCTTGCGGTGCGGGAGCAAAGCCTCAGAGTTGCGGTTGACGCCGAATCACCGGGTGTGGGCAATTAAAGGTTCGAGTGTGGGGCACCTGGTGAGCATCGGTGGTAAACATATTCAAGCTCTGCATGCTCCCGTCGCACGATGGATTGCGGCGGAAGATCTGTCCCCGTCTGATTATATTGAAGTGCCGTGCGATCGGACGATCGTGGAGCATCACGCTTTTTCTATGGGTTTTTGTCGGTTGATGGGGTGGTATCTTGCAGAAGGCAGTATTTCGGGAGCCAATGGAAAACTGCACCATATGAACTTCTCATTACATCGTAATGAGGAGGCCCACGCCAATTTCATCGCACAAGAGTGCGTGAAGGCGTTCGGAAAAGCAAAACATTTTCTTTCGACCAAACGACTGACGAGCCGATCGGTTGTCGTACATTCCTCAGAGGCGTGTGACAGAATGGTCGCGTTATGCGGGAAAGGGGCTCGTGAGAAACGATTGCGTCCAGATCTCATGACCCTCGACCCCAAATACCAGCAAGAGATTCTCATAGGATGGTTACTCGGGGATGGACATACGACACAATTCGGAAGGGAGATTGACGCCAAGCGATCGATCATCGTGTCCAGGACATCAATCTCTCGTTCGCTGATCGAACAGATGAGAGTGCTTGCGCTCCGATGTGGATTTTTCAGCTCGGTGAACCGCATTTTGGCCGGAGCCAGCCCTACGAGACGACGTATGTCGGACGCCTATTCTTTGATATTTTCAGGAGATACGGCCCGACGGTTGGCAAAAATTCTTGAGGAATATCAGCCGAGCATTCATGATCCTGTACGAATGGAAATGGGGATGAAAGGCAAAGGCCGAGGGGGCGAATGGAAATCGCTCGTTCATGGCGGGAGTGTATTTGCAAAAGTGACTGACGCCTGGATCGAACCTCACGCAGCCCCGGTGTATAACATCACGGTTGACGAAGACCATAGTTATATCGCGAACGGGGTTGGGGTGGCCAACAGTGTGAAGGGAATGGACGAATGGGCGTTTCAGCAGAACTTCGATTACGAATTGCCACAGCAGTGGATGTACATCCTCCATCCTGAATGGGGGATCACCGCAAGATGGCCAATTATATTAGAAAAACCAGGAACGAAATTTTAGAGGACTACGGCATCCCCTTCCGTTGCATCTCCACCGTCTGATTAAAGCGATTCATTAGACCCGTGATTTGGGCCTCGCGCAGACGAATCTCAGCGCGAGGCGCCCCCTTCTCGACGAGATCCTTCTTGACCTTGTTCAACTGCCCAATCGTCCGTTCAATGCTGATCGCGGCCTCACGGAGGCGCCCCTCCGGATGCGTACGGAGGAACTCGTGGGCATCGCCCGTCCGATCTTTCGCGCGTCCTTCGAACTCGCGGTAGGCGAGATTGACCGCCTTCACGTTGTCATAGAACGTCGACCGTGTGGCGGTACTCCCAGACGCACTACCGGCGAAGCGACCGAGGAGTGGCACCTTGTGAAAGGGCACTTCCTCTCCTGTGATGGCCGCCTGCAAGACTTGGGACCCCTTCGAGAGTTCGCGTCCTATCCCTCCCGTCACCTGTTCGATCAAATAGTCAATCGCGTCCGGGCTAGGACTGAGCACACCGGGAGTATACTTCGTCCCTCCCGTCGCCCAGTTGATCCCCTTCGACAAGAACGTCGCCCAAAAACTAGCCGTATCGCGCGTCCGGGTATGACCGGGCGTGGGATCCAGCGTTGAGACATCTTCTTTCGAGATCGACTTCCCGGTCCAATCTTTGTTCGACACCACCGCGGCAATCGGATCGGCCACCGTGGGGAGCAGTTCCTGAATCGGTCCGCCAGTACCGCCCAAGGGCGAGAAGGTGCCATAGATCGCGCCGATCAGATTGGTCCCGCGTTTGAGCGGATTGATATCCTTCCCCTCCACACCGGCGCGCACGGCTTCAGCTGCAGCTCGACCAATATTCGGCAGGAGATTGAACCCAAGCGGCATCGGCAGGAGGAGATACCCTGCCTTCGTCCCTGGCACCGGGATCACGAGGTTCCTCACTTTGATGTATTCTGGCGGTTCCTCATCGCCGAATCCGGAGATCGCGAGTACAAAGGTCTGAAGGATCCCCGCGAGCATGCCACCCACGACAATCTTTTTCCCGATGGCGCTGAGTTGCACCCCGGTTGGCGTTCGTTCAAAAACCGTCTCAGCAATGCGCGCCGTCCCCTGGACGTTCGCGTTGAAGAAGGCAAACAGACTACCCATCTGGGCGCCGATCTGCCCTTTCTTGTTAAAGTTCACGGTGATATTTTTCGCATAGGACGCCGCTTGAATATCGCTCATCCCGTGCTGCACAGCCGTCGTGAACACCCCAAGTCGAATGGAATTTTCCATCGTCGTGTTGTAATCCGACAAGGTCTGGAGGAGCCAGGTCTCTTCGAGCCGTTTCCCCAACGCTTGGGGGCCAGTGATCAGTCCGAGATCATTAGGCTTGAGCATGCGTTCAATCTCCGCGCCGCGGTCGGTGCTGGAAAAGAACAGATCCCGATAGCCGGTTGGCCCACCGACGTGTTGAAACCGCTCCCACATCTGTGCAGTCTGCGAGTTCGGGTGCCGTCCCAATCGCACGGCGCGCGCGTCTTGATAGATACCCGCCAAGGATTTGCGGGCGGTATTCAACACCTCCGCCTTCATCCCGGCAAGTGGCGTAGAGTCCAACGCAATCATCGCGAACTGCGCATCGCGGACGAAGTTCACGATACCGAACACTGGATTGTACTGGGTGTTGATCGAGGCGAGGTAGCGCGTATAGGGGGCCACGGCCGCCATGATCCCGTTGAGTTTCGGCGTCTCTAATTCCTTAAAGGCTTTGGCGGCTTCCATCGCCCGTTCATTCCGTTCATTGAAGACGATGGCGTAGTCGACCCCGTCTACGCGGAAGTTCACGACATTGTCGCGCCCTTTGTACATGGGGTCCGGGTAGGTCTTGACGACCCGATCGACCGGGTCATACCGTCGCACGGTCGGGACGGTGTAGTTCGTCAGGTTGCCAGGGACCGTCGTGATCAGACCGGTCTGGGGATCCGTCATCTGAATCTGCGCCGGCTTATCGAGTGTGGCAATCTCCGGGTTCGGATGGAGCATCAACAGACCGGCCATCGCGATGACGGGGCGCTGTTTTTCTCCACGCGTGATGATCTGATCACGGGCTTGTGCCACGTTGGCGAGGACGTTCGTCACCCCGAGCCCGGACCCGGTGCGTCCTTTGACGGTCGACCCGCGCACCGAACGACCGGTACCGGTTGGATGACCTTCCTCCTCGAAGCCTTCGCGATGGAGGGGGACGTAATGCTGATAGGTTTTCCGCCACGCATCGATCGTGGACTGCTTCTCCAGCCCATAGTCCACCATGAGGTCGCGTGTCTTCTCAACCATGGCATCGATCCGCTTGGCCAGACTCTCCAGCACCTTCGCGTCGGGGCCTGAGAGAATCGCCTGGGCCTCTTGATCGGTCATCCCGGCGAGACGATCGTAGGCTGGCGCCCCTGCGAGATCGGGGTTAATCGACTGGAGATGGGCGTTGACTTTGTCGGTGATGATGTGGCGCGCAAGCGCATACTGATCCACTCGTTCGAGCGTCATCTTCGACAATTGCATCTGTTTGACCAGCGGACGTAGCTCGTCGTTCGTGAAGTCGGATGCGCGTTGCTCCGACCGCTTCATGTACATCTCTTCTTTGAGCACCGGATTCAATTCGTCCGGTAGCGCGAGCCCGGCCGCCTGCACCGATTCCACGACCCGTTTGATGTCGATCGCCTTATCCTGCAGGATGCGGATGACGCGATCGAGCGTGCCGGGTTGGTCGACTGTGAAGGTCGGTGCGGGTTTCGGCTTCGGCGCGAACAGCGGTTGCCCCTGCAGCACCGAGTCTTTCATCGGCGCGGTGATGTCGATCGCATGCACGGACGTAAGGTCTCGTTCTACAATACGAGTTTGTTCTCCGCCAAATATCTTTGCGAGCGCGATTGAACCGTGATGCCGAAAGGCCTCTTCAAATGACATCCCTTCGCGCATGGCCACGATGACATTCTTCAACGTACTTTCGTCCGTGACGGTATTGATGGGATGACTCATTCTCCTGTGCGTAAAAGGGCTCTGATAGAGATCGCCTCGCGCAGACTGCATGGCCGTCCGACCTGCGACGAGTTCTTCAATGCTGTAGTGAGGGCCTGTGTAGGCGTAGTTAATATATTCGCCCACGTCGATCTGCGTCGTCCCCACCTTCGTCCCGAATCGTTTCAGGTACTTCTCTAGAAACTTCGGCAGCATCTGGTCGTAGAAATACTTCATGCCGGATCCGCCCATTTCGAGGTCGAGACCTGAAAGCTCAACTTGCGGACCAAGATCATTGTCTAAACCGTCATAAAAATCTTTAGTGGTAAATTTGTTCAATACCTTTTGTGTCAGTTCTTTCCCAATCAAACCTTCCATGTCGGAAACTGACTGTCGGCCGACTCGTTTCAAATAATTGCCATTTCTGAATGCAGTCACAAGGTAGCGACCGGGGTCTTGTTCCATCACAATCAACCGATCGATATGCTTCGACAACCAGTACCGCGCATTCTGCATCGTCCCCGTGGTCCAGGCCAACCGGTCGACGTTGTGCTCGGCCGCGTAGCGAAGCATGCGTTTCATCACGAGTTCCGGCCAGGTCTTGGAGAAGGGGGCGTCTGGAATTCCAGAATATAGTTTTTGCTGTAAGTCCAAACGACGGTCCATGAGCTGACTGGCCTCATTGCTCGCTTCTTCGTCGCGGTAGTTGGTCGATTTTATTTTCACAGAAAGTTCTGCGATTTCTTTGACAATTCTTTCAGATTCTTTCTCGGAGAGTTTGTACCCCTTCTCACGCCCTTGTTCATGCCAATCGCTCTGGACCTCTTCGAGGAACAGGACGTTCTTTCCCTCCGCATCCGTCCGCATATCGAATCGGACATGGGCGAGGATATCGGGTTCGTCGAAGTGCTGCGACTTGAAAATGTCTTGACGCACTCCGCTAAATGATTCGACTCCCAAGTCACCTTCAATATCGAGTTGTTGGGCTTCGTTCAGGGCATCGAAGGATTTCTTATATCGTGCTTGAGCGGCCTGTTCAAACTTGTCATTGGGTCGCGGACCACTTGCAGGATTCTTCCACGTCAGCAACAGTTCGGTATAGTCCGTTCCGCCTGGTTCTTTGTACCCTTCGTATCGGGTCTGTGGGCCTTCCTCTGCGTACTGTTCGGCTTCACGACGAATGGGTTCGGCCACCAGATACTCATAGGCCGCTTCAGAGGCGTGGTTGAACGAATTGAATGCGTTCGTCGAAGAGGCTTCTTGATCAAGCGAGACGTGATCGCCGGCCAACCATTGGTCGCCAACCCGCACTTCATAGTTGTCCCCGTCGTCTACCGACACGATACGCACGCCGGGGAATTCTGAATGTGTACCGTCCGCGTTCCAGGCGTCGCTAAATTCCTGGATACTCATGTCGGGGAGTTGCGAACGCGTCTTCTCGCCGGTGTACTCTCGCTTTGTCACTTCCTCGATCTCGACGTTATGCGCCGCGAGCCAGGCAAGGAGGTTGTGCTTGTCGACCGGTCCCGTCTGCTTATCGAGATAATCCTGAATGCCCGTCCACTTCACTTCATCCTGCTTCACCCCCGGTGACTTCAGGAGATTGCGGACCTGTTCGACGCTCGCCTTCGCGGGCATCTTCTCGGACAGCATATTACCCAATCCGGAAAACCAGACCTTCGGCGAGAAGCGAGGACCCATCCCTTCTCCGACGATTCCTATCTCGCCAGGTTTGAACATAGTTTCGGTGCGGGCATCGTGAAGAATAATGCGATTAAATTTCCCTCTCGCATGAACGTCTGTGAACTCAGATACAGGTTCGCCGTTGGTGCCATGAATGAAATGTTTCGGATCCTGCATCCGACCGTTCGATTGATATCCTGCGAATCGCGCAACCTCTCTGCTAAGGTTTTTAACAATGCGTTCCAAATGGGGAATGACTTCTTTGTGCCAATTCTGTTGTCCTTCCACGGCGACAAATGTCACAGAAGGAAGGCCCTCCCCAGTCAACATGAATGCGTGAGTAATAGTTCCGGTTGGCTTGGAAACACTCACCGGTTCAAACATCGCGACGACGTTTGGCATCGAGGATTCAGAATTGTAGAACCCCTTGTAGCCTTGCTTCTTCGCGGCCTGTTCCCGCTCAGTCGGCGTACCCGTGAGGGTGGACAGATCGACCAGTGACGACTCAGGCACCTCGACCGTGTACTTGCTCATCCCCTTGAAGCGTGGTTCGATCTTCGTGCCCGCACGATAGAAGAAGGACCGCGGGATGTAGGCCTTCCCCTCGTTCATCTGCCGTCGTGCTTCCGCGCCGATCTGCCCGGTGCCGTGGAACTTCGGACTGATCTCGGTCAGGTTTTTCTGTGCGCTATAGTGTGTAAGTTTGGCGGTGGACTTCGGGCTGAATCGCGGCGTTTCGCCTTTCTCCAGATTGAAGTTCACCCAGTCTTGTAAGAATGAGGGTGTCACGTCTTGCCCGAGCACATCAAAGTCATGGGACACGACGACCGATCCAAGATTGTCTCGAATGTCGACGGTGAGTGCACGCTCAGCGGTGGCCCAATCGTCGACGATCGCTTCGGCCTGTTTCGTGGTCAGGGGGCGTCCCAGTTCAACGCCGTCGGGCCAGACATAGCGGATGGCCCCATCGCGAATCGCTTCATCGAGCCAGACCCCGGCGGATTCTGCTAAGGAAAAATGCGCCCGTGGTCCCCCTTTCGGGTTCCACGTCAATCGTGTACCATCCGGCAACAAAAACTTGGTCCCTTGCCGCGACGTCGTGGTCGGAAGCGCCTGCGCCAACCGTGTGAGCGCATCGCCGGAGGTGGGTTTCGGGCTGAGTGTTGGCTTTGCCTCGGGACCCAGGAAGTACTCAGGGTTGAATGGACCCCACTTCTCGGCCTGTGGACCGTAGAGCGCACCGGTACCATCCGCTAACCGTTGCGCGATGGCATCTTGCTTCAACGTACGACTCAGCGCCGTCGCCTTTTCAGGCGAGAGCGGGGTTGCAATCTCTGCGATCAAGGTCGGCTCCGTGTTACTGGTACGAACGGTATGCGAGAGTACCTTTGCCCCCGCGAGCTTCAACGCAGAGAGCGCGGTTTGCGCCGAGATCGTCGACCCGTCGTTGACGTTGAGTCCGATGTTGAGGACGGCGCCCGCCTTCGCGGGTTCGGTCTTCTCATCCTTCTTCGCAGCTTCGAGCGTCTTCTGCGCAGTCGCCCGTTTCTCTTCCTTCAGTTCTTTCGCGCTGACCAAATCACTCGGGACAATCCGGTACCCTTCTTCGGCCATCGTTTGCGAGGTGACCGTGGAGTCTTTCGGGTGCCCGGGGATGTCGACCTCGATATTGTATAACTCAAAGTCAGGAATCTTCACCGAACCGGTTTTCTGAATGCCAATCAATTTGCCAGGGATGGGTTGCAAATACGGTTGCAGCGTCCGATCGGCGCGACGCGTATGGGCGAAGGCCTCTTTGCTGAAGTCGGCCGAGTCCACCATGTTCTTCAATGCCCTGAGATGGGCGACGGCGTCCTTGATGCGCATCTCACCAACGGCTACGGCCGCCGCGCGAGCGAGCCATTGCGCCCGATTGTAGACGGGAAGCGCGCGATGCGTCTGGGTGTAGGTTTTCAACGCCTCGACGACCGCCTGTTGATCGGCCTTATTTGCGACGAGATTTTCTCCGTGTTCCTTCTCAAACCCGTACGCATGCGTCAGGGACGTCAGGAGCGCATCGACTTTCTCTTTCACAGCCATGCGACCGGAGGTGCCCGTACGTGCCCCTTCTACCATACGATGCAGGAGATCGCCGGTGCGTTCCACGGCCGAGGACAGCAGCCCGCCACCAGTCGTCTTCTGGACGGCCCGCATGGCCGCTTCCGGAGCCCCTCGCTGGGCCTGTGCGACCGAAGAGAACGTCTCCACGACATCCTTAGGGAGCAGTGTCCGATCAAGCGTGGGACGTTTCGCGAGGGTCAACTTTCCGACCGCTTTGGCTTGTTCAGGCGTCGCGAACCGTTTATCGTAGAGTGTCTTGCCGACCGCTTCGGCCAGTGCGTCCTGGACTTTCTCCAGATCCTTGACGTAGAGTTCCGTCAGCGTCTTTTGATTGACCGTGAGTGACCGGGTGCTGATCAGCCCTTTGATGCGTTGAATGATCTGCTTCAACGAATCGATGAAGGACACGACTTCAACCTTCGCCTGTTGCTCGCCAACCTGCGTGCGAAGATTCGCAAACACTTTTTCCCACATTTCGGGCTTCTGGAGTTCCGTGGAGCCGATATCGGCCGCGGCCTCTTCGAGGAGTTGGGCATCAGAGAGGTGTTCCCCATGTCGAACTTTCAGGAGCGCCTTGGCTTCTGGCGTGCGGGATTCATAAATGGTGCGTTTGTACGCTTCATAGAAGGGCGTCCCCTGCATCGTGTGCATGGCTTCATGCGCGAAGACCGTAAACGCATCTTCATGCGTCGTATCTTGTGCCAAATAGATTCGCGACGGATCGCCAGATTGCCAGAAGACACCGTTCGGAAGTTTCTCGCCGGTCTGAAACACGACAATACGTTTGCCAAAGGCTTGGGCCATGACACTCAACGCATCGAGTTTTTCTTGGCTCAACCCCGCCTCGGGAGGAGTCGTCGCGGGCAGCGTACGGGGGTCAACCACGCGAATGGGTGAGCCGTCATAGGTCGCCTGCCCCGTGGCGGCATCTGTTGTAACAGTCCCGACGCCACCTTCCGAGAGCATGCGCGTGAACGCGACTTGATCGGCCGCCAGATGGGATTCCGTATAGGGAGCCGGCGCGGCCGCCTGTGGTACGCCGATCGCTTGATCCAGTTGTGCGCTCGTAATGGGTGCCGTTTCGACGAGCTTGGCTGCCGTCGAGATCGCCTCATCGACGGAGGTCGCCTTCAACACCGGGGCAACACGCTCCATCGGAGAAGGCGGCACCGTTCCGACAGGCGGAGTCTCAGCAGGAGGCGGTTCTTTTCCGGCACCCGGCTGTAACGCGCCAGCCGTCCCTCCCACGAGGGCGCCGCCTAATGCACCAATGGCCGCGGCATCTTGCGCTTGACGTAACGTCTCGGGGCTGACGGTCCCGACGACGTCATGCCCTTTGCCCCACTCTTCGGCGATCGTCTGCCCAAATTCAGTTGCAGCTTCCGGCGCCGCGGCAATGGCAGCGGCTTCGGTCCCTCGTACCAATCGGCCGCCCACGCCTGTGGCCGTGCCGAGCATCTTCGTAATGGGAGATTTTCCGAGAATGAGATCGAGTCCGATTTTATCGCCGGCGAATTCTAACGCGCCCGCAAAGGCGGTCATCACGCCGGCTTTCGCGAGTTCGGCCCCGCTCAGTTGGCGTCCCTGTCGGGCGGCATCTGAGGTGAGATCACCAAAGATCTCGCCACCTTCCATGCCCAATGCCGTCGCCCCGACAGCCAGCGTCTGCCCCATGTTTTTCGCGACGTTCGTCACGGCGAATTTGGTCAGTTCCTCGGCACTGAGTCGCCCCGCCGACTGTGCGGCCAGTGCGGCCGTTTCTTTCGCGATCATATTCTTTGCGACGGTCTCGGCCGTGGATTGGAGCATCGCCTTGCCGGCTATCCCCCCGACGGCACCCGTCGCTAAGAGTTGGATCGCTTGCCCGCCAACATACCCGAACCCATGTTGGAGCCAATCGACCAGCGCGCCGTAGTCCCCCTGTTTCGCCTGTTCATAGGAATGGTTGAACGAATCAGTGAGTTTCGTATCCTTCGCGAGATCCGCCGCGATACGTTGATAGTTCTCGACGCCGAACTGTTTGAGTGCCGTTGCACCGCCCCCTTCGCCGAACAGTTTTTCTCCGACCGCTCCTGCCCCGGCCGTCAATCCATAAGCCAATTGCGGAACTTGCTTGACCGATTCGATGAACCCTCGTACCACATCGCCGTGTTCAACTTTGGGTTCCTGCTCCCCGTAGATGTCCGTGTAATAACTCTTGAGTTCCGCCTCGTCAAACTGCGGATTCGCCTCTTTCGCCTTGGCGATCCATGGTTCCATGGCAGGTGCCGGGTAGAACTTTGACGCCTCGGGGTACACGCGTCGGTATTCGATCGCAATCTCCCGGTCGTCGAACTGAGGATTCTCCGGACGTGCGGCTGCGAGAAACTCGTTGAGGGACGGTGGCGCACCGGCAGGGCGCACGGATTCGCCCGCGCGTTCGGGAGCCACGGGAACGGGTTCGGGGGTCACGGTCGGTGTTGGGGCAGTCGCGCCCGCTGGAGCCTCTACTGGGACCTCTGTGGAGGATGATGCGAGGTCCTCATCAACTGTCGCCGATCCACCTTCCCCCTCCTGATTCGTCATCAAGGAGCGGGACGCGAGATCACGACCGATTTGCGCTTTCTCTTGCGGGGTCGACGTGCGATTGAAGAGATCTGGAGAAACGGGTTTGCCCGTCGAGGTGTCAACGATCTGGTCCCCTGAGACAGAGAACCGAGGTGCATCAGCCATGTCACTCCTTACACGGTCGGAAATGTACTACGGTCGAAGGAAACTCCCTTTCGGCACGAGGGTATTCACGAGCCCTTGCATGGGCGATTCGGGTTCAGGAGTCGGTCGCACCGCAGCATAGGGATCAACTGCGGGAGGCGTCACAGCACTCTGCGGACCCGGAACCGGTGCGGTCGTTCCACTCGCCCCGGTTGTGCCTCCCCTGTCTGGGATCACAAACTTCTTCGGCGCCGGAGGTGCGGGCCGTTCAATCCCCTTCGCTTTCTCAATCGACTGTTGCATGATATCACGCGCCGCGGAGAGATCCGCCGATCGTTGCCGTTGGGTTTGGAGATCCTTAAGTGCCGCTTTGTAGGCGGGATTGTTTGGGTCCTGTTTGTAATCCGTGGCGATGATCTCCAACCGATTGATGTCGGTGGCGAGCGCCTTCTGGGATTCCGAATAGGACGCTAACAAGGCGGCCGTGAGGTGTTCGTCCGCTGCGTATTTCGACGCATTCACGGTGGCGAGATTCATCTTCTCATGGGTCTTGTTGGCCATCTCCGCAATCTTCTCCGCCGAACCAGCGTGTGCCTTTGCCGCCTCTTTTGCCCCTTCGGCACCGATATTTGCAGCCTTGAGCGTCCCCTCAATCTGCTGTGCTTGACGTTCGGTCGCACCCACTTCGGCCTGTCCATGCAAGGTCGTCTGCAATTCGCGACCCTTCTGCGCTTCACCGGCCGCGGCTTGAATCGAACTCTGCTGGAGTCGTTCGGCATGCTCCATCTGAAGTTTCAATTTCTCTGATTGGAATTGGCGATCGGCATCCTGCAGGCCGTATTGAATCAGTCCGCCCTGCACCTGTTGCAGACCGCGTTCCAATCCTTGCCCCATGCCGCTCACAGCACCGGCGAGTGCGAGTTTACCCATTTAGACGGCTCCTTGTGCCGGAGGGGCCATTGGTTGGCCTGCAGGCACACCGGGTTGCGCGGCGGGTATGCCGGGTTGGGTGGGAGGGGCCTGTTGCGCCTGCTTCGAGGCGGCCAGTTCTTTCCCCTTCCCCTGTAGGATCTGTTCAAAATCAGCATCGCTCAGTTGCGAGGCTTGCTTCAAAAAGTTCATCACACCTTTGTTGACCAATTGGGCGGTCTGCGCCAAGATCTCCGGAGTGATCGGGATCTTCATGACGTCTTCGACATAATCGAGTGCGTGCGTCATGAGGACGATCGATGCGGGTCCTGAGGCTTCCAGTTGCAACTTCCCTCGACTCTCATTGTAGAGAATCGAGAGGAGTTTCATAATCCCGTGCGCGACCACGTGCGGAATATCCTGTGGGCTTTTAATCGACGCGAGATATTGTTTCATGAGCGGGAACGTGTTGTCGGAGAACATCGCCTTTAATCCGGCAGCCACAATGGCAGTATAGCCACGACGATATTGCGCTGGCACCGAGGCTTCCGCCTTCTGTTGTGCCTGCGTCAAGAGACGATTATCGACTTGATTGACTAACCCTGCCATACGACATCCCCTCTACTTAGGCGCCCGCCGGTTTGTTGAATCGGATTAAGGGCGCGTAACTGCCTTGTTTGTTCAACAACTGGAGTTGAGTCTGTTGCTGTTGATTCACGAGTTGTTGCTGTCGAAGATTTTCCTCGGCGCTCTGTCCTGTAAAATATCCCGAGGCGAGACCGGATACCCCTTGCCCCGCCGTCGTCACCCCCGCGTACTTCGCCCACTCGGGCATCGCAGCAAGGCCGGTTGGGGCCGGAGCAGATGGGGGGATCACCACACTCGGCGCCAACACACTACCCTGACCGGTTTGGCCAACCTGACTAAGGTTCGCGTTCACCTGTTGCGCGAACGGATCGAGAGGATCCTGCGGCGACGCGGGCACTGGGATGGAGGGGGAATGGGCCGCCACCGTCTGCGGAGCGGTGCTTGCCGGATTGACTCCATTAGTCGCTGTAGGGCCAGGTAACGACGCAGCCGGGTCAATGCTCGTGCTCGGAGCCGCAGCGTTAATGCCCGGATTGGCCTCACTCGGAACAAAGGGCTGTTGGCCCGATGCCGCACCAGGTACCGCTCCGGCCACCTGTTCGCCGCCCGAGAAGAGACTGCCGACCCCTGTGTCCCATCCTTCTTTGAGAAATTGGCTCGCTCCCGCAAACGCATCGCCGGCTCCAGCCGCAAATCCACCTTCAGTCCCGGATGCGAGCGCCCCAAATCCACCAATCGCCCCGCCGGCGAGACCGCCCGCGAGACCTACATAGCCCATGATCTTACCCGCTTTGAGCAGATCTTGATTTTTCGTCACTAGCCCGACCGCGGTGACCGCGAGTCCTGCGACACCGATCGCGATCGACGTCGTCACCACGGCGGCGGCGACGGTTGCGGCAGTCGTAGTAGCAATCGCGGCGCCAATGGCTAAGGCAGCAGCAGTAAAGACGGCCATAGAATTAGTCCTTCATCACAAGCGGTTTACGGTAGCACACTTCTACTTTAACATAGCCGAGTTTCTCATAGAGCGTTTCGAGTGCGGTCTCTTGCGCGCCGACCAAATGCACCATCCGGAGTTCTGTCGCCTGGCGGTCGATGGCCCATTGCTCGAATGCGCGAAGAAGTCGTAACGCCCCGGTGCCTCGCCGATGCGCTTTCCCGATGAACCAGAAAAACTCCTGGGCGTAGAGCCGGCCGTCATACAAATCCGGGGCAATCATCCCGCCCAATCCCCCAATCAAGACCTCGTCCTGCCAGAGGCCCAGGATCGTGGACGGATAACTCGCGAGAAAGAGCAACCAATTGTCCACAAAACACTGCGGGAGAAACTGCCCCGCGAGTTGCAACTCCTGATGAAACTGTTCACCAAACGGGACGCACAAATGAATCTCATGCGGTTTGAGTGGGCGAATCGTCGTCATTACTGACCCAACGAACGATTGGCATCTTCCTGCGTCGCATATTGAACCCCGCCCGCGCCGGTGTACGTGATCGTGCCGGAGGGTCCTACAACGGTATTCACAACCGGGGCGAGAACTTCTTGATCAAAATAACTGCCAAGATTCAATCCCGCGATCTCAGGCGGTGAGGTGGTGGCAATTCCGCTCAATGTTCGAAGTTGTTCGCGGAGAAGATTGACCTGACTGGCGACGGCACGATCTTTCGCCTCCTGGCTCATCGTGTTACTCGTCGTGATGTTCGAGATATTGGTGACGGCCTGTACATACGCATTGGATGCACCCTGATTCGTTTGCAACAGTTGGCGCGTTTGGGTGTCCATCGTACTGAGCGCCAAACGGGTCTGTGTATCAAGATTGGCGAGGGCCACTTGAGCCTCACGCTGCATCTGGGTATTCGTCAATTGGACGGCAGCCTGCTGGTTATTGGCACTGGCGGCATTTGCCTGCTGCGCGTTGGTAAGAGCGACGGTGTTCTGTGCACCGGCCGTAAACTGTGATGCAGCGTTTTGCTGGTTCGCCGTGTTCGTCGCCGCATTGGCGTAGGTCTGCGCGTCTTGCTGGGCCATAGGCAGCGCCTGTGCGATGACCGCTTGCTCCCCAGCGCCGACGGCGAGACTCGAATTCACCAGACCGCGTTGCTGCATCTCTTGCGTCGACCGTTGCTTGGCCTGCTGCATGAGCGCGGAGTCTTCTCCGACGATGTTCTTCACACGTTCCTGCACCGTCCCGTTATCCGGCACGACGTACGGTGTGGGTGCATAGCCCGTCGCCACAGCCGGTGTGGTGCTATAGGACGGCGCAGTCGGAGCCGGCTGAAGTGTGGCCACCGGCGGGTTATTGACCAGTCCGCCGCTAATACCTGGCGGGTTGGTGGTCGTCGTGGGATCAGTGAATGGATCGGTCGGCATCGTCGTGTTCTCTCCGTCGTTTCAGTGTAGCATAGTGTCGTACCTAGACGGAGACTTGATATTCCCCGCACCACCAGTCTTCAAGGCAGACCGGATAGCGCCCCGGTGCCGATTCGTTCGGGACCACCGTAGGGATATTCCGTCGGCAGATGCCGCTATGGGGGAGGGTACGTTCGCTCTGTTCTTTCCAGAATTTACAATCGTTACATTGGGCCATGGGATGCTCCTATGACAGCACCAGATGATTCGCCACCAGCGCGGCCTGGATGGCCGATTCCATCTCAGGCGAGATCCCGGTCGAGGCATCAACGAGGTAGTCCGCATGCGCCCGCCCAATCACCACCTGGAGCAGGGGCAAATTTTCGCGCTGTGCCGCCGTGACGAATGAGGGGTATTGATCCATGCGCCGAGAGACCTCGATCAACCGTGCCTCCGGCGTACCTGTGGCCACCGCGAGGCAGCCGGTATAGGCATCCGTGAGGAATTGGTCCCAGTTCGGCGCGGGCACGACGGGAATTAGTTCAAGGCTGCCCGTCGAGAGATCGAGCCGATACCCCGATCCGCCCACCTGCCCGTCTTGCCACGGATGCCCTGCTAGTGATGGATGGCTAGTTTGTTCATCAGTTGCGGGCCAATTCCAACTACCGAGATACTGGCCAGTGACGGCATCAAAATATGTGCGATACATCATTCTCCTTATGCAATCTTGTACGGCACGACAACTGCCTTCCAATTTGCTGCGGTAATCGCCTGGGGGCTGCCACCTGCGAGAGGGACAACTACAATCCCCCCCGCGATAGAGATGTAGGTGTTCGTCGCATTCGCGCTGACGCTAATCCCATAGGTGCCGTTTGCATCTTGCCCTGGCATATCGATACGATCCCCGACAGCATACCCATGTTCTGTCGTAATACATTCTAGGTATTTATTGTAATGGGTCGGCGTAGCACCTAGACCGTGAGCCGCTGTAGTTTGAGTGCTGAACACCACGGGGTTTTTCGTATTCGTCGTGCCTGCCGTGAGGGTGCCGCTTACGGTTGCGGCTGGATTGAGTAGTTCAAACCGTGTATTGGCGAGGTTGTACTTAAAAATACACACAGCCAATGCACCAGGAATATCCCCTGCTAGCAGCGCAGAACCACCTTTTTTGACAATGGTTCTTGCCGTGCCACCATCTACGGCGAGGGTCGGTGTGGTCGTGGCATTGGCCGCCCCCATGACGAGGGCAAAGATCGGCTGGTCTGCCAAAACCAAGTCTGGCGTGAAATTGGCCGTGATCGCGTCAGCCGTCCCGCCTGCCACCACAAATGGCAAGCTGGCGTTGATGGATTTCGCATTGCGCTTGCGGATCGTCAATCGAAACTGCGTCGTGGTTTCGGCCCGCACGATTACTCGATCATCAGCGGTCGCCGTGAAGGTCTCCCCACTGGCGTAGCCGTCAATCAGCATGTTCGCGCCCGCGACAAACGGAGCCGCACCCGCGCACCGCAACTCTCTCATTGCACCAGCCGCCGGTGCCGCTGCGAATCCCGTGCAGCTCACGGTGCCGGTGTAGTCCACGTAATTGCCAACCGTCAGCGCAAAAATGTCCGGCGTGGTCGCCGAGGCCACCGTGGTTTTCGCCTCGTTGAGTCCGCCCGTGAGATTGCCGCCTGCGCTTGGAACGGCTCCAATCACTCCGGCCACAGGAAGGCCGGTGCAATTGGTAAGCGTGCCCGATGTTGGTGTGCCAAGAATGGGCGTGACGAGTGTTGGGCTCGTCGCAAAGACGAGTGCCCCGCTTCCCGTTTCATCGGAGATCACACCCGCGAGTTGGGAGGACGTCGTGACCGCGAACGCGCCGAGATGATTCGAGGTGGTGGCGAGCAGCCCCGTAGTAGGGAATGTGACGTTGGTGACACCCGTCGTCGTGAAGGTGAGGGCAGACGCACCAGAGACCGTGAGATCTCCCCCCAACGCCAACGAGCCTAACGTGGCCGTCAGGGCCGTGCCTCCTGCGTTCACGACGACGGCTTTGTTGCCGAATCCGGACAAGGTCGGGAGTAAGGCAAATCCGGACGCGATGGCGTCAAATTCGGCGCGCATGGTGGCAGACGCCCCGGCTGCACCCGTGGCCGGTACCCCTCCGTGATTGTAATAACTATTCATTTAACGCACTCCTCGTCGACCGCTGAGATTGTAGATCGCCGAATTCACAGTAAAGGGTTGAATATAATTCGTGCCACAGGAGAGGGTGAGCTGAATGTTTTCCGCGCTGCCACGGAGTTCAATTTCGGTTGGTGACAAGGTCGTCCCGTCCCACGTAAAGGCATCCCACACAAAACTATCCCAACGCGGCACACCTGAGAATCCCGAATCGTAGGCAGCCGGCGAGGCTTGTAATCGCTCAGGTGTAGTATATCCTAAACTGTACCCGACACTGATCGACGCGTAAAAATTTCCTTGCAGTTCGAGACTCAACTTTCGATACCGCTTCACCATGCGAGGGGAACGGGACGCGTTCCAATTGAATACTAGTGACGCCTCAATCGCCGCGCCGTCGAATGAGGAGCCTCGATCGAGTTCATAGACGTATCCTGAACTATTGGCTCCTGCATAGATCCGTTCGGAGAAGTCCGATCGTTCGACCGATCGCGTACAATAGAGCGCGTCAGGGAAGGCGACTTTCGTTGCCCCGAGGAACTTACCGTTCGCGACGGTGAGGTAGAGTCCTTGCCCATCTGAGAAGTACAGACGATATTGACTTTTTCCATGATGCACCGTGGAACTATTTACCAGTGATCGTTGACTCGTGACGAACGTATTCAAATGTTGGGTAATCGACGACGTAGTAAAGTTACCAAAATTCTGGGTAGTCCTCAGATTGATCACGCCAGGATCGTCGAGCCAATAACCTTGATTGAGCAATTGCGCCGTACGCGCAATGCCACCGGTGCCTGCGTTCAGGCCCACCAGCGTCCAATTTGCGACCCCTGTTCCGTAGAGCGTATGATAATTGTCGAGCGTGGTAATCCCAAGCGCAGCCGAGGTGGTCGAACCAGGTTGAGTCAAGAAGTTGGTGATCGTATTGCCAACCGCGATTTCACTGGCTCCACCACCGGCTGTCCAGATGAACGGCGTACCGGGGCCGCAATGAATCACCGAACTCCGAAACGCGAAAAAGATTTGCTTTTGATGGACGGCCACATGAGACGGCACATCCGTCGAGGTGCCCGTCGTGATTGGCGCGTAGGTGACACCGTCAAATTCGAAACCCCGATTGATGCCGTCGCATCCATAAATACGGACGGTCTCTGCCTGCCCCACAAGATTTCCGGTGGCAAACTCATAGGTGCCTCCGGGGGCGATCGTGATGGCGGTTTGAATCCCACTGAGCGTGCAGGTCGCGCCACCCGTCAAGGTCGCCGCTCCCGCAGCAAAATTTCCCCCGCTCGGTGCGGTGATCACGAGTCGTCCCGTGCCTGCACCGGTCCAAGCGCCGACTTGTAGACAGACGCGTTTGACCGTTGCGGTGACACCCCCTTGTGTCAGCGTGGCGCCATCGGCAGGAACCGCGGCAGCACCCGCCGTGAAAGTAATTTCGTAGAACAGAGGGACGAGCGTCCACCCACCGGTTGAGGCCTGGTAGATATCGACGGCGGTCCCACCCGCATTGTTGCGAAAGGCAAAGACCTTCTCAACGCCCGAGACGGTGAGTCCGACCACGCCTCGTACGGGGCCGGATCCGGGGACGATGCCAATGTCGGCTCGATAGAGATCGGCTGCAGCCTGAGTATATTGCGCGTCTTGAATTGGTGTAAAGATAGAAGTAGTCGGCGTTGCGGTTCCGATCGTGGTGGCGCCGACTTTGACGACCTCGGTTGACGTAAACGTCCCCGTGACTTTCGACAACACGAGATAGTTACCTCCGAGTGCGATAATGACGCCCGTCGCGGCGGAGGTAAATCCAGTGAGTGTTTGTCCGATGGTGGGTACGTTGATAAACGCGACGAGTTGTACGACACCGTACGACGCATCGGTCGGACGAGGGCGTCCGTCAACGCGCTCATACCCGGCGATGCGGCTATAACCACCTCCAGGGAGCGCGGAAAGTTCAAAATTCGTGACGTCACGAAGCGCGCCAGGACCAAGTGAGAGGGTCGGAGTCAGTTGATCCCATCCGCCGAGCATCTTCACGACGTCGTAGTGAACCGGCTGACGTACATGACGACCGACAGGGACAGGCATTAGGCGAGTGCTCCCCCGCTACTAATTTGTGTCAGTTGGGTCCGGAACATATTCGCGAGGATCTTCTGGTAGTTCCGTTCCCCTTCATTGTAAATCTCCGGAGCGTTTTCTTCCGTGGCATACGCCATCATCGCGCGATAGACGATGGCCATCCGGTAGCGTTGCGGAATCAGGGGGACATCCGCGTCGAGTTCGAGCACGAATGGAATACGATAATAATCGCCGATAATCGTGTAACCTGCGAGTGGGCATTGAAGGCCGATCGATTTATCAGGCGCGATCGTGAAGACCATCGGACGCACTTGGGTCGTCCGAAGGACGCCGATTTTCTCCGTCCTCAGCCAGGTATCGTAATCGTGATAGGCCATCTCGATTTCGGACGCATACCCGGTCGTCGAGAGATAATTGCGAAAGGTATCCCGTTTCCAGAGTCCGACCTCACCGGCTGTCACCCCGCATTGGGCGGGGGTATAGAGTTGTTGGCCCGCAATCGTGGCAAAGGCGACACCGGGGTGGACGAGGAGATACCCCCAGTCTTCATGTAGTTCGTCGATTTCTTTCGATGCTTGACTGATCCACGCGAACAGATCGAACGCCTGACCCGAGGCGTTGACGACCGTTGTGGGACCTGACCCGGCGATCTGGCATTCCTGCGAAAGTCGCTGGGTCAGTTCCAGAAACGTGGACGGGTTGAGAATGGACACGCCTTAGCCTTGCTGCCTGAGCAATTGCCCGAGCCATTCCGCCCCACGAGGATTCGCGTCATGAATGATACTGAACGCCGCGGTCGAGACGGTGGAAAATTCCACCAGATTCTGGGGATCTTCGTTGTCCCGTTCGATCACGGTAGTCGTGATATGATCCATTTTGGATCGCGCCAAGACTTCCACATATTTCCGTTTCGTGATCAACGACTGTCCACGCGGGAGATACCCGATCGAGATCCAGCCGTTCTTGAAAAGCATTTCGGCGCCCTTTCCGTTGACCGCGATATAGTCGGTCGACCGTGGGGCAAACTTTTCCCCGGAACGATGAATGAGGATGGTGACCGGCTCTTCGGCGAACGCCAACTTCTCCAACTCATCGTTGAGGAGGGGCGTTTCCGAGGTGACGATAAGGGACTCGCGTTCCACCGCTTCGTCAATCGGGGGCATGACGAGGGTTTCTTTCTTCGGAATCTCGACGCTGCGACTATCGAGTTCGGACAAGCGTTTCAGTTTCCCGGCGGGGCGACCTCGACGCACGATGGGTTCACTGACAGGTACCGTTTCAGTCTCGGACATAGAAACCTCCGTAGGGGATGAGGAGAGGGGCTCCGAAGAGCCCCTCTCAGTGAGACGGGATGTTAGGCGACCTGCGGACGCGCCGGCAGATACGCGCAATTCTTGATCGCGTTCGTAAAGCCCGTGGCGTTCCAGTTCGCGGTGCCGAACACGATCGCGGTCGCGGAAGCGGTGGCTCCGGCCTTGAGGACCTGATAGGCGAAAACGGCCACGTTTTCCGGAACGGCCGGGAACTGCGGAGCACGCACGAAGTTGCCCTGCATATCCAAACTCTCGTGCGGACCCATCATACACTTCACGGTCCCGCCGATGAGACCCCAGACCACGACGCAACCGTGTCCCGGTGTGTTGGCGACGCTGGCGCCACCGACCAAGGCCGGGAATGCGACCCCCGTGATGTAGTCGAGCGTCACCGTAGCACCCGTCGTGATGGCGGTCTTCTGCAAGATCACGCCATCGATGACGTAGTTGATCGTCGCGGTCGTGTCATAGGTCGTGACCGCACCGGTCGCCGTCAGCAATCCACTCGTGGTGGTAAAGGCGGCCCCTCGTAACATCAGATTATCCATATCTCGATCTCCTTCGTATGCGAATGTGTTAAATCAACACGGTCGGATCACACGGCCCCACCGGGCTAACATAGACGGTGGTCGCCGTATCCAAGGCGGTCGTTCCGCCCGTGAATGTGGAACTGTGCGTGATGATGAGCAATCCCACCAACGCTTTGTTTTCAGGGAATGTCGGGAACACGACCTTGCCGAGTGTCGTGCCTTCCGTGCCGAACGCGACGGTCACAACCGACGCCGAGTCGACAAAGAAACAGGCGACGTTAAACGACGCGGCGGTAATGACTAGACCCGTCAGGGCCGGCATATCCGTCGCGGCGGCGATGGTGACCAACTTCCCATTGGCGACGCCATAGTAGGGGGTGGCGCCAATCTTGGTTAGTACCCCGCCACCTGCCTTGATCACCAGCCCCGCCGTGGCGAGGGGCTGGCTAGAGAGACGATCTCCCAACGCTTTGAACAGCGTAATGAGGTGCATCTTACCCGGCATGTCCGGGAGAGCTTGCACAAACCGTGTGATGGTATCAATCATGGAAACCGTTCCTTTCAGGCGATCCGTGTCGGGTTTAGGCCAGGGTCTTCAGGCCGACGTTGCCGACTGCCATCCAACCGTTGTTTTCAACCATGGCCGCCTTCCACCAAATGGTGCCGGCGTACCCTCTCTGACCGAACGGATCCGACTTGCTGGGCAGACCCGGAGGCAAGTAGGTCGGGGCCAAGGATTCCATCCCGCGCACGGCAATCTGACTCCAGGCATCCTGCGCGATGACCACAAACGGATAGACGTCGATCGACGTGCCGGTCGTGCTGTACAACCCCGTGGCACCGATCGCGGCGCCGCCATCCTGGAAGGACGGCAGATCCGGGGAGGTGATGATACGCGTGCGTTCGATCATGCCGATCTCGTGTTCCATCGGCGTGCCGCTGGCATACTTCTCGGCGGGGATGAAGCCGGGCACGTCACGCACATCCGGTTCCGCATCCGTATGAATGAACATCGTGAAGCCAGCCGGCACCGGGGACGTCCCGTAGGAGCCGCTCGCTTTCAACACAGAATTCACCGGCTTCGCGTGATTGGCCTGGAGACTCTTCGCGATCTTCCGCAAGAATCCCAGCGTAATCCCGCCGTTGACCGTGGCCAACGTAGTGCCCGTGCCGCCGTAATACTGATTGGTGCAACTGCGCAAGACACCCCAGTTGATCAACTCGTTGACCAACGTGACGCGTTCGCCGACCTGCTTGATCATCTCCTCGGGGATGTCATCCTCGTAGAGATTGTAGGTTTTATCGGTAAAACCATACAAGCAGGAATACTGCTGAATGACCACCTGACTATCCTGCGGGGTGATCGTATCCGGATTCGGCGTGACGCCGTCCTGCGTCTGATGGGCCTGCACGATCACGTTCCCTCGATCGCCGGTGCCGTTCGCGTAGAAGGTGTTCGGGGACGCCGCGGTCGCCCCGTAGGGGAGAAACCGACGGGCCACATACGTGTCACTGGCGTTCTTGGGCATCCGACGCACCTGCCGGCCCTGGCGACCAAGCACTTCCATCGGGACAGCATGAGCCAGAATCTCGCCTTTATACTTGGCGATACGGGCGGTACTGAGTGAAAAAGTCTGCATGATAGACGACTCCTTGTTTATCGTGTGGCAAAGCCGGCTTCAAAGGCGGCTTCATCTTCGCTTTGTTTAGATTTGGCTGGAGCCATGCCCCCGCCTTTAGCCGGGACGGCTTCCGCCAATCGTTGACTTCTGGTATTCACCGCTACTACGGGGGGCTTCCCTCCTGCCGGTGTGCGTGTACGCTCCTTGAAACTCGTGACCACTTTCGCAATATGCCGAGGATCCCATGAATTCAAGAACGCCGCTTCTTTCTCCGCACCTTCCTTCTTGAGCCAGGTGCGGAACTCGGTCGTGCTGTTGGCAGGACCGACCACTTCTTGCCAATCTTCATGGAGATCGGTCAGTCGTTCGAACGCGATCTGTTTGTGTTCCTCTTGGCGTGCGATGTCATCGCGTTGCGCCCGCGCATCCAGTTCTGCCGCCATCTCGTCGCGCGTCAGACTTGGGGCACCGGCGCCTTTCATCTTGCTCAAGACTCGTGTGAGTCCTTTGGCTAAACTGGGACCGAGATTCAACCCAGGAAATTCGGCTTCCAACTCTGCGAGATCTGATGCGGACACCTCGATCGGTTGACCAATCGGGGTCGAGTCCTGAAGGGATTTGAGGGTCCGTTCGAGTCCACCTACTTTCCCAAATGCGTCGCCGCGGAGTTTCTCGACAGCCGATCGAATCTCATCAATCGATCCAACCTTGGCGAGTAACTCTTTGAACTGCGCGTCTGAGATCGTGGCCGGGGCGTCAACGGGAATCACGGTCTCCTGCACGACCGGTGTCTGGGTGACGGTCTCGATAACCGGCGAGGCCGTCACCGTAGGTTCTTCGATCGTCTCTCCATACCCCGACGCAAAGGCCGCGGCTTCGTCTTCGGCGCTTGGCTCCTTCGTCTCCACCTTCAGGTCTGTGATCTCCATCCGCTCTCACCTTCCTCATCGGCGCCGGGGCGTAGATGAGCCTCCAAGAATGTCGTGTGGGACGATCCCAGGCGACGGGTTAGGGCACAATCGGTTCGTCACGATCGAGTCGTTCGAGTTCTCTCCAGGCAATGATCCGTCCGCGTACAATGTTGGTCGACTCGATCGGCAATGCGGATTCCAGTTGCTGTTGGGCTTCGAGAATGCGCGTCTGACAGAGCCGTTGAATCTTCCCCCAGGTGGGGCTGGTGCGATCGCTATTGGTAATCACATCCATGAATTATCCTATCACAATTGTGAGAATTCCCGACCCGCCTGGGCTTTACCGGGGGCCTGTGCTGGAGGTTTCAAAATATCTGATGCGGATGGCGTGGTGTGTTCTGTCAAACGTACATGCTTGTCCATCGCCGCCAACTCTTTCTGTGCCTGCAATCGCATCGTGGTGTCGGCGAGTTTCGCTTTGACATTTTCGATATTCAAATTATGTTTGGCCGAGAAATCAATCATCGCCAACTCTTTCTTGAGACGCAGCGTTTCCATTTCCGATTGGAAGTTGGCTTGCGCCTTCTTCATCTCACTCTCGACGTAGACGGTATCGCGATCGGTGTCCATCTTGACGCGCAGTTGGGCGGTGGTATTCCGTAACTGTTCGGTTTCCTTCGCGGCCTGGATATTTAACCGTTCGATTTCCAAATTGAGCGTATTTTCTTCCTGCGCGAGTTTCGCATCCAACTGCATTTGCATCTGCGCGGTCTGGGCTTTGATCTTGGCCACTGCCACGACCGGGGCTTCGGGTTTGGGCTGTTGATCCAATTTCTCTTGTTCTTCTTTCGTGTACTGAAACATGCGCGGATCGAGGCGTTTACTCTTGGCCAAGACGGCGAACCACTTCTTCGGATCCACGCCGAACATGGGGTTTTGCGCCAATGGCGTCATCTGAGCGATGGTCTGATCTTGGATGGATCGTTCGATCATCGCAATGGATCCGTGCGCGTCGATCGCAAAATTACCCTTCTCGTTCTCCGGGACGTTCGGGTCGAGGAGGAGATACTCATAATACATCCGGACCAGGGGCTCGGTTATGTAATAGTCAAAGGCGTACCCGATACTCCGCAGCAATTGATTGGCGTTATTGTTTTGGAGTTGCGTAGCCCCGTAGGTCTCGGGCTGACTGTTGCCCGATTGCCCCTGCGTGATCAAGGGAATGCTCGTGGATTCCTCGGCGAGTTTCATCCCGTAGTTCACGATCTGCATCATCTCATCTCCGACATTGCCAATGTCGAAGGAGAGAAACGCTTTTCGCACATCATCAATCACGCCATCGTTCGCGGCGTACCAAATCTTATTGGGGGTGAGACGCCAGTCCCCATTCGCCGGGGTGACGGCGCTGCGCGTCACCACAATCTGTGGTCCGGCCGAGAGACCACCGTTATTGAGAAGCGCGCGGGTGGCCGCATTCGTGATGCGTTGGGGCACAAAGATTTGTTCCGCCACGCCGATACCAGCCCAATACCCGGTGCGGCGCTGCCAGGGGACGGAATGGTAAGGAATTTCCCCGGAGTTTAAGGGGTTGATGGTGCCGCGAATGACGATATCATCGACCATCGTGACGACCGCATAGACGAGGTCGTTCGAGGCCGGGACGTCCTCGCAGGCTTGCTGATTGATGCAGGCAAACTCACTGCGTTTAAGGGTGCCGTGAAAGTGCCACATCTCGTATTGTTCGCGCGTGTCGTGTTCGTTGGGATTTTGCCCATCCGCTTTCGCGGTCGAGGGTCGGTGCGCCAACACTTTCTTAATTTGCTCGTTCAGATAGCCTGGAAGATCCTTGAGATCGCGAATTTGTTTGTCCGATACCCGCACGCGTTCGAACAAATAGGAGCCGTCGCGAATGTTTTCTCCACACCCCGGATCGGGATAGACATTCCAGGGATCGACCCAACAATCAGTCGGGACCAACTGGTAGTCGGTCGTGACATTTCGTGCGCCCTTGGCGTCGGTCTCGATGCGCACACGACGTCGTAAATCCGGATACGGACCTTTCAATACGCCGACACCGATACGTGCCGCGTCAAAGATGACTTTGCGCATCTCCCGATGGTGCTGTCCGTTGAGCATCCATCCATAGACCCGCTTCTCGGCGAGATCGGCGGAATCTTTGAGTTTGTCGATGGCTTCTTGTGCGAGGTCTTTCGTGGTCAGGGGGAGGGATGCGGGATTTGTGGCGCCCTGCGTGCCCATGGGGTCCTGCGGAGAGAGGGTACGTTGCAGTGGCACGCCCTCATGATGGACCGGCGTGTGATCTTTCAATCCGTCACGAAGATCCTGCACGGGATCGGGGGAAAAGCTGAATGGTTTATCGTCAATCTGCAGGAGGATCTCGCCGATCTTGGCCGCACCGGCGTCGACATACCGACCCGTCAACCGGACAAAGGCGGTCGAGCGTGGATCGTCATTTGAGGATCGTACGACGCCGTTCGGCGCGGTGATCGGCCCATTCAACGTCGGGGACTTGACCCACTTCCCGGCGTTGTATTCACTCCGGTTCATGTCATCGATCCCGATGTAGGCTTCCTCGCACATCGTCCAGGTCTCTTCGATGCCACTCGATTTGCGGAAGGCAATCGCATCGGTTCGTTTTGCGGCGAGGGCTATACCAATGTTCTGCAAGAGTTCGTCGTCTGGATGGGCATCCGAAGACAGTAGCGCCTGAATCTCATCGGGTAATTGTACGGACGAAATGTCTCGACTCATTGGGGGGTGTCCTTATAACACGCACGCACGCGCGCGCTCAAACCCTTGAGACAGCCGCGTGCGACACGATACATCGTGGGATCCACCTGCCCCTGCGCGTCGTAGGCGATCGATACGGAACAGAAGAACGGCTCAGGGGTGTGGGCGCAGCTCATCATCCACACGCTGCATAGCAGCATCCAACTCATTGACTTCCACCTGGGCGAGTGCGTGCGTCTCATTATTCCTCTTGGCGGTTCTCGCTTCGATCATCATGAGTAATTGCGGCAATCCCGCCAGCAACGCTGTGAGAAAGGCGAAGAGTGCCGTGAACATGAATTACTTCTCGGCTGGCGTCGGCGTGATCGCGGCCGGGTTCGGGGTCACAGCGGCAATTTGACTGACCGCGGTGGCTTCTGCCGGATGCTGAGAATTTGTGACGTTCGCGTCTTTGGTCATCGTACCAAAGGCAAAGATCATCGCTGACACGGCGGCATGCCCCCAGTCCGCGCTCGTGACGGGCAAGTTCGGCCCGAGAGTGACAAAGTAATTCAGTACCGCACCGATGAATCCGATGACGGTCGTTTTCCATGAGGCCCCTAAGATATTCTGCATCGTAGTCTCCTTGGTTATTTGGCGTTCGTGCAATTCTCGGAAAGGTGCTCGTTTAGTGTCGGTTCGTCACCCGTTCTGCTAAGTCAACAATTCGCTCTTTCACTTCGCCGAATCGGCGATTGTCGGAATCCTCATGCATGGTCATCCACATCGCGGACTTCCCGTGACTAATCGAGATGGCGTCGAGTCGTTCGTCAATTTCTTTCAGCGAGGCGATGGCATCGTCGATGGCTTTCACGAGACGTGTTACACCCCAACCAATCACGGCACAGACGACGGTGGCAAAGATGATCGCTACCCATTCTGGAATGGTCATTTAGGTCTCCACACTTGGCGCAAATTGAACATGAATCACACGGAGTCCACCTTCACGATCGATAACTTTGTCAAACCCGTATTCCGCTGGCATATTGATGGCGATGTCGTCGACGATCGAGGCACCCTCCACGTCACCCGGCCAGGCGGCATCCCACGCGTCTCCCGTGAGATGCCGTGAAAGCCGGGTTAGTTCCCCGCTATGACAGGCTAGCAGGCAGTCGTAGAATCCCTCGGCGATTTGTTTGGTCTCGCGAATGTCATCGTGCCGATGGAGCCATTCCTGCAAGGTGGTAATGAGCGGGGAGGGCTGATACGTCTGTGTCACCCACTGGCGACCGTGCCGCACCACGTTCTGGGCCATCACGCGCGCTTGATCGAGCACGTCACGGCGTCCCGAGGTAAACACAAGGCCTGGGTGGCGTGCGAGTGCCCATTCAGCGCCCATGCGGGCGTAGGGGGCAAGATGGAGTTGTGCGATCGTGAGTCCCATAGTGCGTTAGGAGGGATCAAACGCCGGAATGACGACGGCATCCGTGGCGGCTTTGTTGGCCATAGATCCTTCATAATCGATAACGACCTGTCGTAAGCGCTCAATCACGAATGCCTTTGATTCGATCAATGTACAGGCACGACCCAACTGTTTCGCTACCCCACACACAGCCGCGAATCTCGTGGCTTGTCCCGCCGTCAATGTGATCGTGACATCCACAGCGAAGGCGGGAGAGACAATGAGTAACATTAGCATGGCGACCAGTATGACGTGTTTCATTATCAACTCCACACTGGGTGAAAAATTATGGTGCCGGATACCAGGATGTCCCTGTCGTGCGATAGATCATACGCGCATTTCCATCCACGGCTAATGAGGTGAGGGGGGCCACCACCGTTGCGCCCCTTGTGCCAGTGATGGTGAGCGCGGTCACAATTTGTGTGGAGGCATAGCCCCAGATTTGCCCATTGACAGGGCTTGCAGGGGTGTTAATTGTGAGGGTGGCAATGGTGCCTGCGGGGTTGATGATGGTACGTTGTTCACCCACAGCCGGGGTAATCGTTGCTCCGGTCGTGGGGGTGTTGTAGCTAAACGAGGTGTCCACCTCAGCACTGGAATGTGTGATGGTTTCCACGGCGGCTGCCGTTAAGGTTCCATCAGCCCAGGCGGGTGAGACGAGTAGTGCGATGTTGAGACTGAGTAGGAGGAGTTGGCGTTTAATAGCCCACATAGACCGCTCCCGTGGCCGCGGTGCCACTTGTGGCTGTCGTGATGACATAGACATAGGGGAAGGCGAATGTCGCCACCGGGCAGGCGTCTTGTGCACGCGTGGTGCCGGAAAGCGTCAACGTACAGAGGAGGATGCCGTTGACGGCGGTGGGATAGAACGTCCCATAGACGGCTTGCGTTTGCACACAGGCGCCGGAGCTACAGACCACTTCGCCGAAGATACTTTTGCGTCCATTTTGGACCGAGGCGATCGCGGAGGTGGTGTTGGTGGTCACACCGCTCGTGACGGTCGTGACACTGACCGGACCACCGACAATGGCGGTGGCGTCGGCCGAGACAACGGGGGGTATGATCAGACCGAGGAGCACAAGCAACAGGAGACCGGTGCGAAGCAAACGTGTCATAGATGACCTCATGGTTATTTCTTGTTGGGGGATTTACCGAGAATTTTATTGGCTTTGGCGTTGATTTTTGCCGCACCGGACGGCGACAACTTCCCGGCGTGGACCATCTGCGTTGCACGCGCCTTCGCGTTCGCGGCGTGAGTTTTGTCTGGCATGGGGTACTTGCGCGCTCCCGGCAGTCCAAAGGACGATTCGGGTAACTGCTTGCGGTGCATCTCGTTGATCAAGCCCATCCATCCCTCCACTCTGATTATCCTAGCACACTCGTCGGTTATCCCAACGCCCCCATGGAGGGATCTGACGGTTCCCATCGGCTGAGGACTGGCGCGTCGGCGATGACGCGTTTCGTGGTCGCGTGTCGCAGCATCATGCAGGCCATGCGGGTGGCGGACATGAGGTCGTCATCTTTCTTGGCAATCAACCCATCTTGGCGATAGTACATGCGAAATTCTTCGAACCAGTCATTGAGATGATTGGCGACTCTAAAACGTCCCGTCTGCATCCGGGTGAGCATGTCCATCACGCCCGCTTCAACGCCATAGCCGCCGGTGCCTTCCTTCTTCCCCTTATCTGGGGGGTGCGTAGACTTGAGTCGCAGCATATTGACGCCTTGTTCGCGATATTGTTTGGCGATGACGGCCCCGCTGCCGGCGTCATGTTGTAAGCCGTCATGGGGCCAGGCCACAGGGATCCACGGTCCGCGGGCTTTGATGGCGGCCCCATGCACGATCGGCGTTTGTTCCCGGACACGATAGGCGTCGTAGACATGCACCGTATCGGTATCCCGGTCCCAGGCGAGCCAGACCGCGGCGGTGGGGTGATCCCACCCGATGTCCATGCCGCAGATACGTGGCCAGTGCTCGGGGATTTGAATGGGCACTTCTTTCAGATGTTCTTCGTCGATGGGGAAGACCCGGCCCGATCCCATGATCGGGATGCCTTCTGATCGAGCTTTGCGTTCATGCTCCGGATACCCGGCAATAATCAGTCGTCGTTGGTCCGGCGTGTAGTGGAGGGCGTCGTGAATCGTCATGGTAACGACGACACTACCGGCGGGCTTTTCTTTCAAAAAGCGTGTCACGACCTCCGTCATCCCCAACAGCGGGGTGAAGGTGATATAGAGAATCCCTTGCCGGACCTGCAGCCGGGTCTTCCCTTCCGAGAAGATATCGGCCGGGGGTTCTTCGTCGAACCAGATGCCGTCGAGCGTTTCTCCTTGCCACCGGAGGCGCCCTTGATCGTACGTCTTGAAGACCAGACGTGAGGTCTTCCCGCTCGCGTGTTCCACGAGCACGGTCTCGACGGAGTCGGAGACCCCATGGACGGCCTTCTTGATGTCTTTGATGAAGCGCCCTGGGATCGCGCCGGTACCCCAGTCGTCAGCTTTTCCGAGGAGGACCCGTTGCGGGGCGTCACGAGTGGATTGGCTCGTGGTACACGAGACCCAAAAGTCCACGGCGGAGGGGAACCGATGGCCGGCCCACCAGTCAGGATAGCGTCCAGTGAGGTGCATGGCGGTTTCGGCACCGGCGGCCCACGTCTTCCCAGAATTGTGATGCAGGACACCGCCAGATTCGTAACAGCGCGTACGGGGGACCGTGAAGTCTAGTATTGGCTGAACTCCTAGAGGAATGACGGCTATAATACGTCCTCCACCTATTAACTGAGGAGTCCGATATGGGACGACGATCTCCGTGTGAAGACCATCTCGTAACGATTCAAGCCTTACTTGCCCAGGGGAAAACCAGGAAGCAGATTGCCGAGACGATCGGTCTGTCGTGCTGTATGGTGCAAGCGTTTCTGCAGCGTCGAAAGATTGCAGGGCTGCCTCGCGAGAAGCGGAAGTTGAAAGTCGACGAAGGTCGGTTACGAACGCGGCTCGCCGAAGGCCATACGCAGACACATATTGCGACCATGCTCGGAGTGTCGAAATCGGCCATTGAACGTCGAGCTGCGGGATGGGGTCTTCAAACCGCTCGCACAGGGCCGCGATCTGGGACGGGTCATCCAGAATGGGAAGGGGGCCGGTTGCTTGGGAATGACGAGTATGTGATGGTCTATGCACCGCTGCATCCGTGTGCCGTTCTCGGGAACGGGCGAGTTGCCGAACATCGTCTCGTGATGGACGTGGTGCTCGGACGATACCTAACTGCAGAGGAAGAGGTCCATCACCGCGATGGAATTGGGTGGCATAATTGGCCCGATAATCTTGTGCTTTACCCGGATCATGCCACGCATTTTCGAGAAGCCGTTGGCGACCATCGACGGCACAAAGCACACCGGAGGATGACTGCACAAGCCGGGATACCGTCATCCAGCCCTCTGTGGTCAGCACGTGATGTGCTGCAGAACAGTCGAAGTGCTGGCCGTTGGCGAATTGTAGCCGATACCCTGGCGCAATGCCCTTTAGAAATACAGGCGAGGCTGGTTCGACACATCGCGATCCACCATCCCACGATCGCACAGCAAAGCCTTCCTCGCCGAGCACTTCTCGGCATAGGCGCGTCTTCCCCGCCATTTCCAGTGGAGTACTTGGAAGAAAACATTGATTCGCCGCGATGAGCAGGCGGTCTGTGACGCCCGGTACCCCGCCCAGTCGGTGAAATTCCCGCTGCTTGGGGTAGGGTTCGTAGAACTCCAATTGCCGGCGCGCGAGGGCGCGTTCGATGGCTTCCTCTGAGGTGGGGGCGACGAGACTCATAAATCGGTGGGATCCAAATCACATTGGGTTTTCGCGGTTTCTTCATGACAGAAGAGGATGATTTCTTGGGCGAGTCCCATGGCGTAGTACTGATCGCCGGTCGTGCGAATGGTGTAGAGCTTGCTCTTGTCGTCGGCCGAGACCGGTCGTGCTAGAGTCCCGTGAAACACCGCGTTGTCATAGCGGCCAAACAGGGCGTCGAGGAGATCAGCGGTCGGCACGAAGGTGAGATTATTCATGGGCGAGATCCTTCTTGGAGGCCGCCTGTTCGTCGAGCCATTTGATGATTTGATTGGCGAGTTTGTGCGCGGGCGAATTGGGCTGGTATCCGTCGGCATGGACCACGCGCATGGCAATTTCGCCGGTGTCGGTATCTTCAAGATTGATCGAGCATTGATGCATGAGGCGGTCTCCTTTAGGGGATGGGTTCGAAATTTTTGGCGAAGTACTCACCGTTCACATACCACTGATCGTCGTGGTTATCAGGATTGCGCGCGATCATCCCGCCGGTGTGCGGGTGGTCTTCCTTGCTGACGGAGACGCCGGAGAGGTCTTCCCCCGGAATATCGGGGCGCATGTTGGCGATGGCCGTGCGCCGGTAAGTGGTCCACGACTGGTTCATAGGGTCTCCTTAGGTGTAGAGATAGCGTGCAGTGAATCGTGGCCCGTAGACGGCTCCATCCTGCTGGAGATGATCCGCCTGTTGCCGGAGCCAGGCGGCGATCGCCTTGCGTCCACGCGGGGTCATATCTGCCGCACATTTGATGGTGAGGATGGCGGCGCTTTGTGGGAGATGGCGATTAGTCCGTGGCATGACGTACCTCCTGTTCCATTCGTCTGATGGTGGCAAATTCTTGTGGCGTCCAACAAGGTTCGTACCCTCGTTTGTGCGGTTTACACATGATGCAGGCTCGTCGTTTGGGACTGCGATAGACGTTCATGCGATCTCCTATGGCATAAACGGGACGGTGGCGTAGACTGCATCCGGTTGTGGACGCGGGAGGAGTTCGCAGCCGCCGGTCTCATACGCTCGGGCGATCAAGAATTCCAACACATCCTACCATTCGTCTCGGAGGTAGGGACCGAGGACGTCCGGCCACCCTTGCGTGCTGATCATCACGAGGAGAAAGTAGGCCATCAACATCGTCTTACTCCCACATGCTCGGAAAACAGGGGTGACACATTAGAATTACCCACGAAAAATTTTACGAGCGGCTGGGGTACTATTTAGAGAAAAAAAAAAATAAAAATTTGGACTCCCTGTGAATCCTACTGTGGTCGAAGGGGACCCTACCCCCCGATCGAAAGCGGGCCATTGGGGGGTCCGCCGATCCGATCCCGATTCCCGTCCACCGAATCTCCCACAATTCGTACCTCCCCGGCTTTCTTACGCTTGAGCGCGTCCTTCAATGCCACCAAGACCTCTGTCGTCTCCGCGTCGAGCGCGCCATACTTATGCGTCACGTTGACATCGTGACTCAGCATCTTACACAACTCCGCACGCAAGCGGACACAACTTTGCATGGCCTTGCTATCGCCATCGGCATAGGCGACATCCCATGCGGCTTGACAGTCTTCGAGGGCCTTGTCGAGGGTATACTCCCACTTACGCAGGAGCTTGCGCTGAATGGGGCGTCTCAGCTCTTGCACGCGGATTCGGACATCGGTATCGAGCAACAACGTCATACCTTCGTGTTGTCGTTGCTTTCGGTCCTCGACGGTATCGGCGCGTTTCTCGTAGGCCTCAACGAGGGCGTCTCCAGCCGTGGCCCCAAACGCGACCAGTTGACAGAACGTCTCTCGCTTCTTGGTCAACGGATGGCCCAGATAGACCATCAGCTCTTTTCGCTCCCCGGTGGGTGTCAAGTATGTCACCATATCGGGATCGTGCCGCATGTGCTAGGCCTCTTCTCCCAGTCCTGCTTGAAAATGTCCTTCTAGGTCGCTATCGACAGGATGCTCTTTGTGGATCGCAATGACGTGCTTGAGGGCCGTCGTGAGATCTGGGAGTTTTTCGTCATGTTCGGCGGAGGGTTCGTCCGATTCTTCCCCTTGGGGAAGGGGTTTCGGGCCTTCCACTTCAAAGCCATCGGGATAGACACAGATGGTGATTGCATAACCCTGTGCAAAGTCTGGTATCGTCTCTCGACTGAGTTCTTGACTGGGGGTGTCTACAGATTCGGAGGGTGTTTCCGGGGTTTCTGGCATGTTTGGCATCATAACGGCGTATTCTCCTTGTAATTATTGACACAAGTTAAAAATGAGTGTATCACACTCCCGTGAATTGCTTGCAACAACCTGCAAAAGACATGTGAATGGCTGCAAGTGTACATTTTTGTACACTTTTGAACTAGGAGTGTACATTTTTGTACACGTTTTAAGTAGGAGTGTACATTTTTGTACACTTTTAGACTAGGAGTGTACATTTTTGTACAATCTCACATTCGTCTCATTTTTACCACGACTCAGGACACAAGTGTGTAATTTGTGCCACACCACAAAAGGATACATCCCGTGATTTCATTGAACTTTTTCTTTGGCACGATTCCAGCATATACACTTTTTCAAGACAGTAAACAACGAACGGGAGGGCGAGATCATGAGCAAATATAGAATTGTCCGGTTTTACTTTAACGGAGCGAGAGAAGTGCAAGAGGCCAACCTCACGTTGGAAGAGGCAGAAGAACGCTGCAACGATCCTGAAAGCTCAAGCCGAACGGCGACTAGTGGAGACGCGACAAACCACACGAACGCGCATGGGCCGTGGTTTGACGGATACGAGGAACAGGCGCATGCGAGCTACTATGGAACGGTCGCGCCACGGCGAGAGAGTTTGCTAGAACGAGGATTACGAGAGTACACGAGAAAAGACTGAGAAAGGAAGGGCGAGACCATGAAACCTAACAGCTACAAACTCATTCAAGCGTGCCAAAACAACGGACCGAATTACTGGCTCATATTCAGAGGGGCCAAAGTCTTTGGGGCCGACCCCATTGCTCGCTGCGACCGTGAGGAAGAGGGTCAACTGATTGTAGACGCGCTGAACGCGCAAGAAAGGGCGAGATCATGAATGACGCAATCGAGACTGTTAAGTACAAAGGCCATATCATCCGGTTGCTGCAAGACACGGACGCGGAGAGTCCGCGCGAATGGGATAACGTCGGGGAGATTCTCTACACGTCAAGCCGGTACTGTCTCGGAGACCGGCGAGCGGACCGAGAGGAGATTGACGCCATCGTCGAACGCAACGACGTAATCTATCTTCCGGTCTATGCGTACATCCACAGCGGAACAAGCTTGTCCACTCGACCGTTTTCCTGTCCATGGGACAGCGGCCAATGCGGGATCATCTGGTGTACCAAGGCAAAGGCGGTCTTTGAATGGGGGAAAAAACTCTGTACGAAAGCGGTACAGGACCAAACCAAAGCCTGTCTTGCGGGTGAGATTGAGGTGTTCAATCAATACCTCAACGGCGAAGCTGTAGGGTACCAGATTGAAGGACCTCTCTCGGAAGATTCGTGTTGGGGTTTCTGGCCGGAAGAGAACGGGAAGTATGACTATTGCATCGGAGAGGCGAAGTCCGCGATTGGCTACGCACGCAAGGCTGAAGCGACACGGCTACGGGTGCAACGGCAGCAAGCGCAAGAAGTCTTACAACTCACGGGGAACTAGGGGGATCTATGCGATATTTTGAATTCCAAAACGTAAGAATTGGCATTCGTGCTAAGAACGGGAAAGAAGCTTACACAAAACTCTGCAACGCGCTTGCGGGCATTCACGCGGACTTCAGTACAGACACCTTTACGCGAACAGATAAGGAAGACGAGAAACCACAACCGACCTCGAAACTGTTTCCAAAGGTGGGCTAACATCCCTGCAACCTCCCGGCGAGCGTGAGACCTGGCCGGGAGTCTGGAAGGATGTTACACCAACAAAGGAGGGCGAGATCATGAACGGCATCACCCCAAGAGCACGCGCACGCGCCGTGCGAAAAGTGCTCAAGGTGACGTATGACGAGGGGCGAGGGGCAGACTTTAACAATGTCGTGGACTGCCTCACGGACCTCCGGCACCTGTGCCTCATCCTGAATCTGGACTTTTTCAAGGCCGACCGAATCGCGAAGGAGCACGCGGCCACGGAACAATTCACGAAAAGGATCAATACGGAAGCGGTATGCTTCAGCTTAGCCAAGAAAGGAACACCATCATGAACAGAAAAAAGACCTGTACGCCCTATGAGGGGGCACTCACCACGGAGCAACAAGTACGAATCATTACCTTCCTCTGGCCATACCTTAAGAAGGTTAAAGGTGCAGATCAGGTAGAGACCGGAGGGGGGTCCAAAACACAAACCGGCTTGCTGAAGACGCTCGAAGCAATCCTCTGTCCGTCGAAGGGAGACTTTCAAGTCCGAACCGAATCCGTAGCGGACAGCCAGGAGGACGTAGACGCGTTCAACTCCCTAGTGGCCGCGCGCGAATACTTTGACAAACACGTCAAGGAACTTCGCGACGACGGAGTCTCCGATGATGTACACGTCGAATTGATCCATGTGCTCGAACAAGTCTGCATTGAACCGACGGGAGAGAGGAACATACCATCATGGCAATCACCAATGAAGAACTGCTAGCCGCCTATAACATCTCGGATGAAGAGTTTGACAACTTACCCGATTCATTCATCAACGACTTGATCGACAAACTGGAAGAACGTCACCGTCTCCGTGGTGCATTAACCGAGATCGCGAACGCGGGAGTACGTGGCCCACTGGCATCCTGTAGCGTCTACGAGATCACACGCCACGCGCGGCGAGCACTGAAAGGAAAACGAACATCATGACAAAGGCACAGATTCTCAAGAGCCTTCGCACGACACTCCAAAAGGAGCACGAGGAAGAGGCTCTTATGCACAAGATCCACTTGATAATCGCGGACACCCTGAAACCCTTCGAGGGAAAGAAGCTCACCAAACGCTTCACGGACAAACTCACTCTGGCCATCAACGGGGCGAAGCTGTTCCCCTCTGAGCCAGTCTGTTTCTACAAACACCCCGGAGAGCTGCATCTCTGGCATCGCACCGTCAGACCCTACAACGAACGGGCGATATTTTATATTGACCATGACAGCTATCGACCGAACAATGAACACTATGAAGGGCACGGGGTCGGTGAAAGCCACGCGGAAGGATTTGAATACTCGGGTCAATGCCACGGAGAGGCGGCAGTGTCACGCAACAAGGAACGCGCCGGTCTACTCGATGAAAATTCCCCGACGCTTGACCGGATCGCCGTGCAAGTGCTAGAAGTGCGGCGAGCCTGGTGCGCACTCCAGGGCCGGGTAGAGCGATATACCTGCGGCGTCAAGTACGCGGCGAACGAACTGACATGGCCGAAGGAGCACTAACATGAACAGCTATCGAAGTTTCAGAATATGGGAATCGACGCGCAAGGGGTGGGAAGCCGACCGCTATGGGGTGACAATGTGTAGCCAGACAAAAGAAGGCCTCTGCCGAATGATTGACCAGTATCTCGAAGACCGAGCCGCCTGGATAACGTCCCGGCAGGCGTAACCCTCTGACGAGCAGGTGGGAGTCCGGCGAAACGGGGGAGACCGTTCCCCCGTCAGGGTGAGGAGGCCCTCGAAGATGAAACCATAGAGTAACCCTCTGACGAGCCGGTGGGAGTCCGGCGAAACGGGGAGCGTCTGGCTACCCGTCAGGGTTCATACACACAAGGAGGGCGAGATCATGATTCTGAGACTCTACACCGAAGACAAAAACCGAGCCGACCTCATTCCACTGATCGACACCTACTTCGAGGGATATACCCTCGTCCCGGCGGAAGGCGTCTGGAAGGGTCAACCTGAGCACGCGCTCATCATAGAGATTGCCGTGATCCCGAACGGGACGGACTTCTACCCACAACAATGTCTGGACACACGAACGTGGGCCGCCGAACTCGCCCACCATATCAAAGGGCTCAATGGTCAGGAGTCCGTCTTGATCGTGGAACTGGCGGCGACCAACTATCTCGTATAGCCTCAAGAGGGGCTCTCAGCTCCCCTGGGAGCCCTCACTCGATGCTATCCTATAACGTGAGAGGGGGTGATGACACATGCGAGGAGATAACCAGACCCACGATGCGAACGCAACGGAGATCGTAATTGCCTATGAAAAAGCCGCCCGGAAGGGTGACGAGAGGTTGAAGGACACCCTTCGATTCATTCATGACGATCTGACCGCGCGCTTCGACGAGGTGGACGCACGGACAACCGTGAATCAGTACGCATAACCGGCAGGAGGACTCCCGGAGCCGTGAGGCTCTGGGAGTCCGAAAGGGCGAGAACAGATGAGTACCATCTATTGCAGTGAGTCAAAATGCCGACGGGTGAGCCACGGACGCCGAACCAACACGGGAAAACCACTGTGCGACCGATGCACTACACAGTCTGATCCGGTAGTCATCTATAAACTCCTCAACCCTGACCGCACCTCTCACGGAGGCTACCCGTGGACCCTCAAGAAGTGGAAACAGACGCCAGGAGAGGGCAGGCTCTGCGGACCCGGCTGGCTCCACAGCTATACGCACCCCCTCCTCGCGGCGCTGCTCAATCCTATACATGCGAATCTCCACAACCCCGTCCTCTATCGAGGAGAAGGTCGAGGACGACACCTCGACGACCATGGGCTGCAAGTGGGCTATACCGAGATGAGGATATGTGAGCCGATGGACCTCCCGATGCTCACACGGGAACAACGCATCCGATTCGGGATAGCCTGTGCGGTCTCGGTCTCCTGGAGTCCCTCTTTCCTGAGCTGGGCTCAGGGCTGGGTAGACGGGACGGATCGCGCTGTGAAGGCGGCGGAG